TCTAGTTCTTTCAGTGCTCTTAAACTTCGTACTTACGAATTATATGGACTAGGATTAGGATATAGTGATTGTTGGAAAAACTATAATGAAATTGATCAATCTATTTATCATTATAATATGAAAAACGATTTTGGTCCAATCGCATCAAAAAGACAAATTTTCTTAGATAATCCAAAAATTATTCCTCGTAAAGATGATAGTATTCCAAAATATATTAGTGCAATTCATACTTATGAAACTATCCCTAAATTTTCATTGAAGAAAGAAAAGTATGATTTTTACAGAGAGATTGTTTCTAGTAGTAATAAACAGCAAGGAAAAACGGTTTTAAAAAATTTCACCAAATTTATTGAAAGTATTGAAGATGATAGACAAATTGGAAGTGGTGGTTTTCCAAAAAGAGTTAATGCGACAGTTAATAATCCAAAAAGTTCTCGTGCGAAACTTGTTTATGATTTTATTTTTGAATTTAAAAATCCAAAAACTCAAGAAAAGTTTAGTGCTCCTTTAATTATTGATGATACTCCTGGTGCTGAAAATTTAGTAGAATCTTATATCACTAAAAATACAGATATCAAATTTTATGAAAAATTAAATAAAGCAATAATTTCTAAAAATTTAAGATCTCTTGATCGAAATACAATATGGAGATATGGTCTTATTAATGCGACACTTGTAAATCCATTATTTGCTGGTATTTTTAATTCCGCTGGTATTTTATCTGCTTTTAATAGAATTCTTTGGGGAATAGAAGATGATCCTAATATTAAATCTGCTGAATTTGCATATTTTTACAAAACTATCAAATCTGATATGCATACATACAATAAGAGAAGAACAAGAATGTCTCAATTATTTAAATTATTTTTTGAATATATAAAAAAACAAAATATTGATGGTGTTTCTCTAGGACAACATGTTCATTTAAATGAAGATGGTTTTGCGTTTGAATTGATTGAATCTAATTTAGATAGTTATTCTAAAAAATGTACTGGTGTATATGAAAATAAAGTTTTTGCTAAATTTTTTGATACTAAACGAAATAAGAAAAAATATTCAACAGAATTATCTAGTGTTATGCAAGATACAAGTCAAATTAGACCAAAATTTCAGATAAATGAACAAGGTAAAAAAGATAACGTAGCACTAGAAAAAAAGACAATGCGTTTAGCGGTTTGGTTAATTTTTAAACTAATTAAATTTTGCTCTAAGAGAAGTGGGGAAGGTACATTAAAAACTAACGAAATGAAATATGATATGTTAATTGAATTATTAGCATATTCTGGTGATATATCTGGTATTCTCAAAACACAACTAACAAAAGATCAGGAAGAAAAAGACAGAAAAGAAAAAGAAGAAGCAGAAGAAGAAGAAAGAAAAGCAAAAGAAGCAGAAGAATTACATGCAAAAAAAGCAAAAAAAGCAGCAGAAGAAAAAAGAAGAAAAAAGAAAGAGTTAAAACAAGAATTGATAAAATTTGCAACTTATACGTCCAAAAATAAAAAGACTAAGGGAAAAAAATTGATAAATGATGTTGCTATAGCTGAGCAAGGGGACAACTTTGACTCTCTAATAATAAAAGCACAAACAGACTCTTTTAAAGTGAAAGATTTAACAGATACTCACCTATTTACTGAATCCGGAAGGAAAAAGTTAATAAAAATATGGAAAGAAATAAAAAATCTTCAGAAAAATCTTCAGACAGGGGGTAATAAATTTACTGTAATAGAAGAAGCATGGAATAAATTACCAGAAAATTTTAAACCTGGATTATTAAACAAAGTTGATATTATATGGAAGGAAGAATTGACAAAAACATTTGGATCGTTATGGGAGAATAAAGTGAGTATTCATCGGAAGATTAATTCATCTGATTGGAGAAAGTTTAGGAATGGACCAACAAAAATTCCAGTGCCAATAGAATTAAAAAAGGATTTCAAGGAAGCAAGGTATGGTTATTGGGAGATGAATCGGGAACATGAAACTGATTACCAACCATATATGACATATCTCGTAATCCACGACAAATGGGATGTACTTATGAAGGGCACAAAGGGTAGAGAAAACTTATATAAACAAATATTATTTACGAAGATATTTAAACCTAAATCAGCATTTATTAAAAGATTTAGAGATAGAGTTTTCAAGGAAATTAAAAATCTAAAAGATCCCTTTTTTACAAAACCAATTTATAATTTTTATGCTAGAGAAGATTTTAAAAGATATGTTACATTAGCAATGGAATCTTGGTATATTGATCAAAATATATCTGGTATTTTAAAGAAATGTTCAGAAATTTCTGGTATAGATTATAGTACAATTGTTAATGAAACAAAAGGGATAGTTCCATGGCAATATAATAAAGAAAAAATTCCCTCAATATCAGATTATGTTGATTTCACAAGTTCTGCGGATCAAATGAATGAAGAACAAAAACAAGAAAAAATTTCAAAACAAAAAAAAATTTTAGAACAATATGGTGTTCCAAAAAAAGAATTAGATATGTATGATGTTGGTCCAGATAATAAAGTTTCTTTAGTTTCTACATTAGAAGAGATTGAAACCTTCATTGATGCATTAACATCGCCACAAGCAGATCCAAAAGAGATTAATATTGACATAATAGACCATATTCAAAAAATATATAATATGGAGAAGATTTTTCCAATTGATAAATTTCCAGAAACAATAAATAAAATAAATGCTGAAGCATTAGAATTAATACCCAAAGATAAATATGGGAAATTAAAAATTCAGAATGAGGAGCATTTAAAACCATGGCAAAAAAAGAAGATAGATACAGTTATTGGTGTATTAATGGATCCATATGTAAATGGACCAAAAGAAAGTAAAATAAATATTCAAGATTATAAAATGTTTTATATTTTAGCAAATAATTCAACTCAATTGAAATGTTATGATCAATTAAAAACATTTAATATGTTTTCTAAATTTATTCGTAATATAAAGGAATAGACTAATATGAATTAAATTAACAAATAAATATATATATTTAATAAAATGACTTTGGAAAGAATTTTATTAAATAATTTATATTGTAAATTGGTTTATAAAATAAATAATAAACAAATTCTAAAAGAAAATATAAATTATAATGAATGTTATTGCTGTAGGAATAGTAATATAAAACATATAATTTGTAAGGTAGTAAATTCCCCACATTACAATTATGTAAATGGTAATAAGGGAGATTATATAAATTATATGAAAAATGCTGGTGAATATGCTGGTTATGGATTAGAACACGGATTTGATATATTTGATAAATTAATAAAAGAATTTAGTGTAAGTAAAATGGGTACAATAAAGTGTGTTTTAGTAAATAATAAATATATAATAGAGGATGGTGTTCATCGTAGTTCAATTTTATTAAATTTAGAGCATAAATTTTGTTGGGTAGATATAAGAATTTAAATAAAGCGTGTAATTATTAAAAATATAAGTGTGCAAAGAATACCTTTAAATAGAACACCAAGGATAGTTATTTGTCCGGTTTCATAATCTATAACAAATGATAATACTTTACTAAGTAAAGATGTAGTAATAGGAAGGTGTAATAATAAGAATAATACGAGAACAACAATCGTATTTTTAAGATGTGTATAAGTAAATCCAAAAAAAATTTCATCATTATCATTTGTTTTATTTTCAGTAATACCAAATTCAGATAATAATGGTAATTGTTGATTATTCATTGGATTTTGCATCATATTATTCATCATATTGTTCATTGGAAATTGTTGTTGCATATTATTCATAGGCATTTGTTGCATTATATTTTGTTCGGTTTGAATAGGTTGCATATAAGGAATATTTGCTTGAGTAGGTTGAGAACCATAATCTCTTTCAGATTGTTGTTTACTAAGTTCAACTTCATCAAGTACTTGTTGAACTAAATCGCTATTTGCGTCAGGTAAGTCACTAATAGGGGTTGATTTTGACATTATCTATATTTGAATATCATAAATATGTATTTGTTATGAAACGAACTAAATAGTATTTAAATATTATAATGAAAATAAAATATATTTTATTAATATACTGAAAAATAAATGAGTTTAATAGAGAATTTAATAAATTTAATGAAGACTGAGTTTGGTAGTGTAATAATTTCTATAATTTGGGGATTAGGATTAGCAGCATTATTTAGACGAACATGTAAAAATCGTAATTGTATAGTAATAAAAGCACCAGATGTAAAAGAGATAGATGGCAAAATTTATAAATTTGATTCGAGTTGTTTTACATTTAATACTAATCCAGCAAAGTGTATGGCTTAATATTCATCTTCTCCAAGTTCTCCATATTGTTTTAATGCTTCTTTAGAAGCAATTTGTTCAGCTTCTTTTTTGGAAGAAGCAACACCAACTCCAACAATATCTTTAGTGAGAATTACTTTTTCATTAAAATTTTTATCATATTCAACTCTGTTAGCATACATAGTAAAAGTTCTTTTATGAGAAGGTCCGATCATATCTCCAGCGGTATATATAGGTGGTTCCCAACCTCTTTTTTGAAAAAAACGAAGTAATCTATCTTTAAAATTAATATCAATATATAGTAATTTTGCGAAATCAGTAGTATTTTCTAATACAGATATAAGAAATTGCTTTGTAATCATAAATCCAAGATCTTTGTATAAAGCACAGATAAAAGATTCGAAAACATCTTCTAATATTTTATCAGTATTTCTGCCATGTATATTTTCCATATGATTTGATATTAATATATATTCGGATATATTAAGATATTTACATAATTTAGCTAATGATTTTCTATCAACTAATCTTGTTTTTAATTTAGTAAGAAATCCTTCATCTTTATCAGGATATCGGTCATATAGATATTCACATACAATTTGACCGATAACAGAATCACCAAGGAATTCTAATCTTTCATTTGATTTTTTTTGATATTGAACAACATTTTTATTATGATTAATGTTATAATTTGTATTAGATGATAGAAAATTATTTGTATTAACATATGATTTATGTGTTAATGCTCTTTGATATAATGATAAATTATTTATGTCATCATATATATCGTGTTGAACTAATATATTTCTAATAATATGTTTCTTTAAAAGTTTATTTCTAGGATTAACTTGATAGTTCATTGGATGCATATGATATTTATTATTTTTTTTATTACTCATATTTGGTCTAGTTCTATATTTAATAATATATATTATATGTTTTTAATTATAAATAATAATCAATTTTATATTACTTTATACAATATCTCTATCAGTTAGATCAATAACAACATTAGATTCACCAATTGCGGAATTATAATAATTTTGTAACATATGTTTTAATACAGATTCAATCAAATAAGATAGTGCCAATGAACCAAGAAATGATTCGATTAAAAATAGTACAACAATAATAGCAATAAACACAGTAAAACGACATAATCCAATACCAGCATAATTATGAAAATATGTTCTCAATTTAAATTTATGATAGATATATATATCATGAATAATAATAATAATAAATAATGGGCCCATAAATGTTACTAAACCGAGTACATATGCTTCTTGAAAAGGATCAATATCAGGTAATAATCCAAAAGTAGAATATATAAAATCGCCACTTTTATCAACAGAAATATACATATATGTTAATGAAATTACAAACATTTGGATTAATACAAATAATAGGAAACGATTTCTAATCATAAAATGACAAAAATCAGAACAACATAGATGACATTTAGATGTATTATCATAAGTTTGATATTCATATAAACATTGATTACATCTTTTAAAATTAGGAGAATCAATATCTTGTATTCTCCATTCTTGTAAACATCCTCTATGGACATATCTCATAGTACCATTACATCTACAAGGAACAATAATATCTTGTGGATTATCATTATCTAAACAAATTCTACAAATTTTTGCTTCAGAGTCAGACTCTGCTGATGGAGATCTGGTAGGTTCAATTGGTTGATCAATATTATCCATATTAATTTCGGAATTTTCAAATTGTTCATATGAATTTTTTTTTGAGTTAAAGTCAAACATTTTTATAAAAATAATTATCTTTAGTATTTTAAATATATTTTCAAATTTAAAATACTATTTTTATCTACAGATTTTAATTAAAACTAACAGTAATAGTAGATAGATGTTTTGTTACTTTTTTTGTAGCAGATACACATAATTGTCTTCGTTTTCTGTTATTTCGCCCCCCAGTTGTTTCTTTATTTTTAACTTTATCAGTTTGTGATTTTAATCTATTTTTTCTAGTAACAGTATTCATATCTTTTTCAATTTTCTCATAATGTTTCTGAATATATTCTAATATATCATTTTTGATAACCCATCTAAAAAAATTTAATTGTCCAACAGTAGTAACTAAAGTACCGTTTTCTTTTTTTTTATTATCATATTCAAATTCAATTCGTTCATCACGTCTAAAAGGATCAAATTGTTTTTTTGAAAAAGATTTGAGTTGTGTTTTATAATTAAGATGGACATCAAATTGTTTTCTAGAACCATCTTTTAATTTAAGATAATATCTTACTGGATATTTTTTACAATAATTTGTAACAAACCAATCTATTAATCGTAATGAAATAGGAGATTTACCATTCGTAATTGGTAAAATAACTTTAATATTAGCCTTTTTTGAAAAAAATTCTATTAATGAATTCATTAATAAATCCTGTTTACAATTACGTTTAGTGATACGCTTAGGTTTAGAAGATTGTTCTTTAGATGTTTTATTTTTATTTATATTAGGTTTACAAGGGGATGATTTTTTCTTATTATTAACAGTCTTCTGATTTTTTTTTTTGTTAGGTTTTTTATTAGTTGTTTTAATTGTAGACGCTTTTGTTCGAGGCATTGTTAATTTATGTAATATTTTAGCACCAAAATTTTAAGTATATTTAACCGCACTTAAAATATGAGATCTCTAATTAAACGAATGATAAAATAAAATAAATTTTAATTTAATAAAAATACAAAAAAGAAGATTATATAGGTCTTATAAAAAATTTAATAATAATCATAATATTATTATAGTCTATGATTATATTATGACTTTACATTATAATAAATTATAAAATAAATAAAGTAAGACCATAATAGATATAAGAAATTACAGATTCTATTATTTATAACCGCGTTAGAACACTCTTAATTTAATATAAAACTATAATATAAAACAATGCCAGCCGCAAAAACTAAAGTATCTAAAAAAACTAGTCGTAAGACTAAAGCACCAAAAACCCCAAAATCTGCATCTAAATCTGCATCTAAAACTAAAACTTCTAAAGGTAAAGGTAAAGGAAAAAAATCTAGTAAAGTATCCAAAAAAGTTGAAACCCCAGTAGTTGAAACTCCAGCAGTTGAAACTCCAGCAGTTGAAACCCCAGCAGTTGAAACCCCAGCAGTTGAAACCCCAGCAGTTGAAAAATCATCTATTGAAGAAGCAGTAGTAAAAGCAGTAGTAAAAGCAGTTGCCAAAGAACTTATTGAAGATGAAGATGTAAAAATTGATCTTGAATTTAACAGCACCATTAGTTCCATGAAAACTCTTGTCGCAGATACCAGAGGTGTCCTCAGTTCTTTCAAAACTCTTCACAAAAGAGTAAACAAAAGACTTAAAGCATTAAACAAAAAACCAAAAGGTGGAAAACGTAGAGGTGGAAACCAAAAAGCAAATCCATCTGGATTTAATAAACCAACAAAAATTACCTCTGATCTTGCTAAATTCCTAGGTGTTGAAGAAGGAACTTGTCTTCCAAGAACTGATGTCACCCGTAGAATTAATGCTTACATCAAAGAACATAGTCTTCAAGGTATGGAAGTTGAAGGAAAATCTGGATTAAAGAAAATGGATAACAGATATATCAACACCACTCTTCCAAAATCCGATAAACGTTCCAAATGGGCTACTCAATTAAGAAAACTTCTTAAACCAAAAGAAAATCTTTCTTACTTCAATCTCCAAACTTATCTTTCCCCACACTTCATCAAAGAACCAAAAAAAGTTTAAATACCTAAATGTTAAATAATTAAATAATAAATTTACAAGTACATAAAATTATTTTCATATTAAGAATAATTTTATAGTATTATAAAAATAATGAAATTTGCACTTATTACTGGTATAAATGGTCAAGATGGAAGTTATTTATCGGAACTTCTACTTGAAAAAAATTACGAAGTGTATGGAATAATAAGGCGTTCGTCTAATTTCAATACGAATAGAATAGATCATATTTTTAATAGATTAAATTTATTTTACGGTGATGTAACAGATCCCTGTAATTTAGTATCTATTTTGAATAAAATAAAAATAAATATGGCAAATGATTCAATTTTAGAGATATATCATTTAGCAGCTCAATCACATGTAAAAGTATCATTTGAATTACCAGGTTATTCAACACAAGTTAATGCTTTAGGAACTCTTTATTTGTTAGATGGAATTATTGCAAGTAATATGAAAGATAAAGTAAGAGTTTATAATGCAGCAACATCAGAATTATATGGTAAGGTAAATGAAATGCCTCAAACAGAGAAAACAGAATTTTATCCACGTTCTCCATATGGTGTAGCGAAATTATATGCTTTTTGGATTATGAAAAATTATAGAGAATCATATAATATGTTTAATTGTTCTGGTATTTTGTTTAATCATGAATCTCCAAGAAGAGGTGGTACTTTTGTTACTAGAAAAATCACTAGAGGTATTAATCAAATTTTAAAAAATAAGATTGAATATATAGAATTAGGTAATTTAAACGCAAAAAGAGATTGGTTTCATGCGAAAGATGCTGTAAAAGCAATGTGGTTAATTTTACAACAAGATATACCAGATGATTATGTAATTGGTTCAGGAGAATGTCATTCAGTAAGAGAATTTGCTGAAGAAGCTTTTAAAATTATAGATATAAATATAAAATGGAGAGGTACGGGTTTAAATGAAGTAGGATATAATGAAAAAGATGGTAAAATTTTAATTAAAGTAAATCCTAAATATTATAGACCAGCGGAAGTAGATATTTTATTAAGTGATCCAAGCAAAGCAATCAGAGAATTAAATTGGCAAAGAGAATATTCATTCCGTGATTTAGTAAAAGAAATGATGGAGTTTGATTGTAATTTAAATTAATTTAATAAAAGTTAAAATCTTTGTTTAAATTAATAGTAAATGAGTTCTTGTTTAAATATTATACAAATAATAATATTAACTATTTTAATTTTAATGTTACTTAACAAACAAAAAGAAAAATTAACATTTTATATTGAGCCATTTCCAGGAACAGAAGCATTATTAAATAAAAAGGCTGAAATTACAAAAACAGAAAGCAATGAAATTAAACAACAAAAATTAAAATGGTGTAAATCTTCTAAAGAAAATATTAATGATCGTCTTAAATCATTATTTAACAGTATGGATATTCGTTTTACAAATAATCCTAAGAAATGTAATTTTTATATACCATATTGGTATTCAGATGATGAATTAACAGAATTTGTTAATAAAAATTATCGTCCAAATATGATCCTAAATGTTATTCCTGGTGTTGATTATTTAAATCGTAAACATAAATTATGGATGGCATTGGTTAAATGGACTGGGAGAAAAAAAGCAAGTCAAATTATGCCTCCAAGTTATGCTCTTTATGATAATGAGTGGAAATATTTTGAAAAAGATTTTAAAAAAGGACAATATTATTTATTAAAAACAGAAGAAGAAAATGCACAAGGTATTTTTGTATATAATGATATGAATAAAATTAAAGAAAAAGTTATGGATAAAAAGTTAAAATATCCAGTTACTGTAATACAAAGATTTATCGAACCTTTATTAATTAAGGGCAGAACATTTAAACTTCGTTTATTTTTATTTGTAAAATGTAAAGGGGGCAAAAAAGAATTATATATACATAAACAAGGTGGTGTTTTTTATGCTAAAGAAAAATTTAATCCTAGAAAATTAACTTATGAAAATGTTGTTGCTAATGCTTATTGGTTTAATGGAACTCCAATTAATGAAGTTAAAGAATTTTTAAAAAATCATCCAAGAAATTTAGTTCAATTGAAAAAATATTTTCAAAATACAAATGTTGATGGAGAGAAATTATTTTCTAAAATTAATAAATTATTAAAAGTTGTTGCAACTGGTTTAAAAGATAAAATATGTACAATATCTAAATTAAAAAAAAATGTTAAAGTTGGATTATTTGGTATTGATATTATTGTTGATAAAAATTTCAAACCATGGTTAATTGAAATGAATGTTTCACCATCATCAACTGCTTTTGACCAACTTGGGGAAAAACAAAAACAACAAGTCTGGGTTGATACTATGAAAATTACATTACTAAAAAATCCTAAAGATCATCAATTTGATTTATTATAAATTCCAGTCCCTGATATTATTAACTTGACTAAATTGACTAAATTTTAGTGGTTCAGACCCACTATCGTTGTAAAGTAAATTTTTTTTTTTGTTTTGTTTTGGTGACTAAAAGATAGAGTGAAATGTTTATTTCAACCATCCGCTAATCTCGGTATGGTGCAAAGATTGGTGATTCTCACCACCAATTTCACTCATCTGCTGGCGGAAAGTATCTTCCGCAGCATCTGCTTGAGGTGAATGGTACCATTCACCTTCCCGGATTTTTCTCAAAGAGACGTCGTATGTCAACACAAGAATTTCTTGTGCGACATCGCCGTCGAAAATGTTTGCAAGTACGTCATACGTATTGCGCGCGCGAATTGTCGTGGGAGCGTTCATCTTGGATCTTTGAGGATTATGTATAAATAGTATTATTATCGATTTTAAATTTTATTTTTTATTTTTTATTTAAATATCATTATCAGATACATCTCCAAATAAATCATAGAATTTACATACTGTATTAAATGAATTATTATCGATATATTTTTCATAATATTCTTCTAATTCATAATCTGTAATTTGTTCATTAATTTCATCTTTTATAATATCTTCAATCATTCTTTTACAAGAATTAACAATATCTCTAATTACATAACCTAATTTGCTATTATCAACTTTTAGTTTTGTATCTGTTAATTCCTTATAATTTTTGATATCTTTTTTAAAATCTTTAAATGAGTTTAAAAAAGGATCATATATATAATAAAATTTCATTTCTTTTATTTTTTTATTACTAATATCATCTTGAATTTCAGTTCTCCATAATTTTTCAAGAACTCCTTCCAAATGAAGTCCATACATTTTAATAAAATAAAACATTTTCAATTTATTAACAGATAATATATTCAATTTTAAACTTAATTACTGAATTATATTACTTTGAATGTATCATACATAATTGCATTAAATAATAATTTAATTCTGTCACCACCAATAAATATACCTAAAGTAATACCCCAAGAAGCAAGACTCCATGAGATAGTTGATAAGTTAGTATCAAATAAATCAAATTTATCGAATAATTCTTTAAGAATCTTTGCCCATATATGTTTAAATAACATAGTTGCCCAAAGTAAGAAAAAAAGTTCGAGAAAACATTTCCAAATAGTAACATTTTCATATCCAGTTACCTCATCTTTATCATTTTCATTATCTTTCTTTTCTATTGGATTTGAATCAATCAACTCAGCAAATTTATCAAAACCTTTTCCGATTAATTTACTTATAAAATATGTAGTAAAATAAGTAATATAACATTTAATAGAAGAATCTAACCAAAAAGCAGGACTCGAATAATATTTAGTAAATAATTCTATAGAAGATATATCCTCGATTTGCTCTTCCATTTCTTCAGTGATTAATTTTGAAAGTTTATTAATTTTACGATTTAAATAACTAGTTTTAGTTTTTAAAGTTTTATTTTGTTCATCTAATTTTTTGTTTAAATTTTTATTAGAAATTGTTTTAACCATTGTGTAATAATACTAACTAAGAAATAAAAAATGTGTTTATCGTGTTATGAAAACTTAAGTTTAACTAAATTAATTGATCAATTAAAACCTTTGAAAGATATTGATCATACATATGATTTTGGTATATGGAATTCAACATCATTAAGTTTTGTGTTGATAATGTTAAAAGATAAAAGATTAGAACATTATCATTATATTTTGAAAAATATTTATAATGTAATTTCAAATGATAAAACAAAACATTTAAACGCAATAAGTAATAATTCAATACTTCCAAATTTTATTGATGAAGAAACAGGACAAGAAATTAATAGAGTTAATTTATTATTTAATTTAATAGAGGAAGAGGTAAATAAATCTAAATAAGTGAAATCGCAGACCAATCTAATTTATTAAAATTTTTTTTCTTTGCTATTTTAAATTTTTCATCTAAAATATCTAATACAGGCATTTCTATTTTTGTCTCTTTAGAGGCCTCTTTAGTTAATGTCATATCTTTATGACCTAAATCTAAAGCAAAATGTGCATTTTCATAAGGTTTATGATCGTGATTTGATACTCTATGACCATAACCTTTATAAATTAAGCAGTTAAATATTGAGTCAGATAACATTTTATGTACCTCATTTCTATCAATATCATAAGATTCTGCTAAATTAAATGCCTCACTCATTGATTCAATTGCTGAACATATTAGAAAATTTCCACATAATTTAACAACATTTGCTTTTTCTGGTTCTTTTCCAAAATAAATAACTTTTGTGGAAGTTTTTTCTAGAATTGGTTTAATTAAAGATACTATATCGATATTACCAGCAATTGGAATATATGCTTCTTTTTTTGCTAATCCATCTGGTCTAGCGAATATTGGAGCAGAAATAAAATGACAAGAATATTCTTTATGTATTTTTGCTAAAGATTTTGCTAATTTAGGAGATATTGTTGATAAACTGATATGTATAGAATCAGGTTTTAATAAATTTGCCAAAGGTGGTGTCTTATTTTTAGATTCATTAATAAAAATATTTTCAACAATAGTATCATTTGGTAATGATGAAAATATAATACTTGTTTCTTTAGTAAAATCAAGCAAATTTGTTGTAGTTTTTATTTTTACATCTTGTGTAGTATATGGATCGTAGCCAAATAACGAATAATCTATATTGTGAAGTAAATTATTACATATAGTATTACCCATTTTACCTAATCCAATAAAATTTAATTTTAGTTTCCCAGTTTTTGTTAAATATTTAGTATAATTATTCATTGTTTAATGATTATTATTAGTAAATGTTTAATTAACAATAATTTATTAAATAGAATAAAAATAAGATGATTTGTGGTTTTAAAAACGGAAAAAAAATAATAAAATTATTAAAGAAAGAGAAAATTATTGAAATAATTTCTCCAGTTAATAATCAGAAAATTTCTGAATTTATGAAATGTGATGAGAAAGATGTAAATAATTTAGTTGAACAAAGTTATAAATCTTATAAATCAAGTAATTGGAAAAATGATATTAGATTTAGATCAACAATTTTACGAAATATTGCGAATGTTTTAAGAAAACATTTAGATAGATTAGCAATAATGGAAACAGAACAAATTGGAAGACCTCTACGAGAAATGAGGTTACAATTATCCAGATTGCCAGAATGGTTTGAATATTATAGTTCTTTAATAAGAGTACATGAAGATAGTATTAAACCTTTTAATGGAAATTATTTAAATTATGTTAAAAGAGTTCCTCTTGGTGTAGTATGTCAAATAACACCTTGGAATCATCCTTTATTAATAACAATAAAAAAATTAGCACCTGCTTTAGCGGCAGGTAATTCAGTAATAGTAAAACCGTCCGAATTAGCACCAAATTCAATCATAGAATTAGCAGAAATATGTAAAGAAGCAGGATTACCAGATAATATTTTCAATATAGTTTTAGGTGATGGAGAAACAGGTAGTTATTTAATAAAAAATTCGTTAATATCAAAGATTGATTTTACAGGTGGTCCTCAAACAGGAAGAATAATAGGAAAAGTTGCTGGTAATAATTTATGTGGATATGTAGCAGAATTGGGTGGTAAATCTCCAATGATAATTTTTAATGATGTTAATTTAGAGCATGTTATAAATGGAACATTATTTGGAGCATTTATTGCTTCAGGTCAAACTTGTATTGCTGGAACTCGTATTTTAGTTGAAGAAAGTATTTTCAATGAATTTATCAAAAAATTTGTATCAAAGACAAAAGATTTAATTTTAGGAGATCCATTTGATGAAAAAACTCATTTAGGTCCAGTAATAACTTCAAAACAATTAGATAATATTCATCAAATAGTAATAAAATCTTTAAAAGAGGGTGGAAAGTTATTATGTGGTGGTAAAAAATATGAAAAATTAAAAGAGGGTAATTATTATGAACCGACAGTAATTATAGGTAATCATGAAAATATTATATTTCATGAAGAATTATTTGGTCCAGTAGTTGCTATTTGTTCTTTTAAAACAAAAGAAGATGCAATAAGATTAGCAAATAGTACAAAATATGGTTTAGGATGTTCTATTTGGACGAATAATTTATCTCAAGCACATACAGTAGCACAAAAAATTGATTCTGGAATAATTTGGATAAATGATCATCATAAAAATGATCCTTCTTCTCCTTGGGGTGGCTTAACAAAAGAAAGTGGTATTGGTAGAGAAAATGGGATCGACGCATATCATGAATATACACAAACAAAAAGTATTGTTGTAAATTGTGATGAATATAAATCAGATTGGTTTGGTGATATAACAACAAGATACAGTTAATTATAGTATTGTGCGTATATAAAAATAAAATTATTAAAATATATATAATATAAAGTTATAAATGGCAAGTGAAGAACATAGAGTAGTAGATATCACAACAATCGAAGAATTAGAAAAAATTGCTAAAAAATTTCCATCTAATTTAATTATTATTGATTTTTCAGCAACTTGGTGTGGTCCTTGTAAAGGAATTAAACCGATTTATGAAGCATTATCTAAAGAGTATACAAATTGTATATTTTTAAAAGTAGATGTAGATGAAGGTGAAGAACTGATGGAATTTTTTGGTCCACGTTCCTTACCAACATTTATTTTAATGAAAGATGGAAAAGCATTTCACAAATGGTCAGGAACTCAAACTGATATTAAATCAAAATTAGATGAATTTATTAATTTTGATGTATCTTCTTTAAATGAAAATAAAGAAGAAGAAAATAAAGAAGAATAAATTTCTAGTTAGTATAAATAATATATTGTATAGAAATTTACATTAAAGATTCAATTGCTGCTCTAATAGTAGTATAATTAATTTTTTTAAGAGTATTTGGATTTTTTGCGTTATATTTATCCATTTTTTTAAGGAATTTATTTCCAGAACTAAGATAACGATCTAAATCAGTTTGGGTTTCAATACCAAATGCGGAAGATAAATAAGAAAGTGCTTCTGCTGTATTAGTTTTAATAACAGATTTAATAGTTTTTTTTAATTCAGCATTACCTGATTTAAGTTTTCTTTGTCTAGTACCAGATTTTTTTCCTTGTTTTTTTTTATAACAACATTTAACTCCAGAACTAGTTTCTCCAACAAATTTAAATTCACCATTTTTAGTACATTTACCTTGAGATGGTACTCTAGTGTTTGGAATACAGTCACCAGCTCTAGTTTTTCTAACGCGTGGGCCAGAACGATTACTTTTTTTATATGCTTTATCTAAATCTGCTTCGTATTGTTTAGGATTGCTTAAATATTTACATAATTGTGCTTTATTTAAATAAGATTTATTACCAAAACGGGAACCTTGTTTTCCAGATCTTTCAGGTCTTCTTTGAGGGTCATAATGTAATTTTTTATATAATGCTGTTTGTCTTAATTGTTTGAGTGTCATTTTTTTACAAATGTCTTCATCAATTCTAGTAATATTAGTATTATTTTTATATTGTAAGAAAATTTTATCATCAACTGGTTTTCTTCCACGTTTTGAACCACCAACAATATGTTTATCAATAATTTGTAAATATTTTTTAGATTCAAGTTCAGATGGATTACTATTGTATGCCATATTCAATATATAAATATATTAGATATTAATTTTATTCATATTGTTTATTTTTTTCTTCTGCCATTAATTTAAACTTCTTTTTTTCTTCTTGTGATAATTTTTTCCATATTGTTCCTACAATTTTACTAATCTCTCCAAAACTTTTTTCAGGATTTTCTTTCTTAATTATTTTTCTATGTGTTGAACTAAAAATTGTATAAGCATTCTTTTTATATTTTTTATTATTATATGGAATTGATTTAACTAAATCTAAAAGTTCAATATCATGTTTTTGAGAAATATCTTTTAAAATTATATCAAATAAAATATTATGAAATATTTGAATTAATTTATCAAATTGTTTTTCAAATAATATATTTTTTTGTTCTATTATATTATTCTCATTTTTAGTTTCTTGTAAAATTTCATCAGAAATATTATCATTTATATCACGAATTTCTTTATTTAAAATTAATGCTTCTTCACGATATTTATTTTTTTCTTCTTTACTTAAATCATTCCATTGTTTACCAATAATTTTACTAATTTCCCCAAATGTTTTATTTGGATTGTCTTTTTTTACTTGGCTTCTAAATTTCGAACTAAATACAGTATATGCATTTTTTCTCTTATTTTTTTTCTTTTTATTTTTAGGTAATTGAATATTTTTATTATTTAGTGTAAAATAAGAAGATAAAATTGTATCAAATTGTTTAGATTCTCTTACAATTTTACGCAAAATTTTAGAAGAAATATCAGTTCTTTTAATATTTGTTTGTGTCATAATTGATTAATATTATTTAATTATTTCAATTTTATAAATTAAATAATTTATTCCATCGGTCTAATAAAATGATGGTAAAATACAGATTTATTTGATTTCAATCTAATAACAAGTTCATTTAATAAACCATCATCTGGAACATCGTAAGAACCTAAATTTCCATCACCAATTTGAACTGATAATAATTTATTAACAATTTTAAGTCTAATACAAAAGAATTTATTTACTTCAAACGCAAATGGAAGACTAATCTTACTTTCAAAACATTCAATTGAAAATGTATTAAATTGATGTTCGTATTTAATTGTAATAACATTTTTTCCTGATGCTTTAAAACAAATTTCTAGATCAGATTCATCACGATAAATTCCATTACATTTATATACATGTGCAAAAATTGGACCTTTTTCTCTAAGTACTGATTTCATTAATAATTTTTTCTCAATTTCTTGAAAATCTTCTAATGTTTTTGGTTCTTCAATTATAGTATGACGACTCCAAACACCCCTAGTTGGTTTTTTCTTCTTCTTCTTTGCTGCTTGTACTTCAAGATATTTTTCTTTAAATTTTTTCAAAAATTCTCGTTCTTCTTTTAAATTCTCTAATTCTAAAGCTTGTTTTCTAATTATATCTTTTAAATCGATAATTTTTGTTTTATGTATATGAACTTGTTGTTTTAATCCAGAAATCATTTCATCTTGTTGTTTGAGTAGTTGATTATTTTCTAATAATTTTGTCTCAAGATGAGCATTATATTTTACTTTATTTAATAATAAACTTTCCTCTTTTTTTGAATTTTTCCATTCACTTTCTGTAGCATCTACAGCAGCAATTACTTTTGCTTTTTCATCTAATTCAATTCTTGTTTTTTGTTCATTAAATTCTTTTTGCTTACATTCTTCGTATAAGTTTTTCATTTCAAATATGCGTTTTCCATTTTCATCTGTTTCTTTATTTTTTTTATTTTCACTTTGAATTCTATGTGTTTCTATTTGACTTATTAAATGTGATGGTAAATTATTAATTGAATTAGTACCAATACTTCTTAATTTTTTTTGTTCATTCCTGATTCTTGTTCTATGACTTCTTTCAGCATCCCTTTTTAATTTTGCGAGTTCGGCACTATTTGCATATTTATCAATTTTTATTTGATGATCTTGTAATTCTTTAATTATATTATCTTTATATTGAGTAATAATTTGTTCAATATATATTGTATGTTCATTATCAATGATTTTTAATTTTTTCTTCAAATTTGAGTTAAATTCCTGTATTTTAGTTTCCATCAAAGTTTCATATTTTTTTTTAATTTTGAATTTAGCAGCATCAACTAATGTTGGAATATGTTGTAATTTAGTTTTAATTCTTTTTGCTCTTTCAACATTCCATTGATTTTGTACTCTTTCTGTAAATACTTCATGAATATCAAAAACTTCAGTAGAAAGTTCTCTACCTGTATGGCCAATAATTTTATCTTTATCTCTTTTTATAGTATCTTCTATAATAGTATAAATTTTATCTTCACGAAGTCTATTCCAATCTTCATTAAATAACTCAATTTCAGTTCTTTGTTTTTGTGTAAAATTGTTAGTTATTTGATCAATAGTTTTTTTTAAAATATCTTGTCTTTGTATTTCGATTGATCTAAAAACTCTTTCATATTCATCTTGATTTTGTTTTTTTAATTGTATTTTTATTTTTTCTTCTTCTGCTTTATATTGAGATAATACTTGTTGTTTCTCTTTACGTCTTGTTTGTGTCCATGTTCTTAGTTGTGTTTTATGATTTCTTATAATATCTCTACAAGCACGATCGTATTCACTTTTTCTTTCATAAGTACTGATTGATATAGCACTTAATAATTCTGCGTCCGATTTTTTAAGAAATCCATTAGATGTTTCTTGATCAAATAATCTTATTGATCTATCAAATTCATCAGAATGATTTTTTATAGCACTTTCTAATGAATTTTTAAATTCACCAATTAATGTTTGATTTTCATATTGCCATTCTTTTCTTAATCGTTTAGTTTCATCATCAATTTTTTTATTCTGTCTTTTTCCAATATCTTTTTTTATTTCATAAATTTTATCATTATATTCTCTTTCAACAAGTTGTTCTGCCTTTTTTCTAAAAAAACTTAATACTTTTTCGTCAACTGTCATATGTCTTATAAATCATAAAAGAGAAAAATTTCTTCTGATCTAAACACCAAATTTTTTTTTCCATTTTGTTATTAAAAGAGGAAGTGCTTGATTATTTGTATTATTAAAATGACTTTGTGGATGAATTCTATGTAAAGTTAATACTTCTGGTATATTATAAAAAGTTTTTTTTTCAAATACTAGTCTAAACCACATATCATAATCTTCTATAAATTCATTATTCCATATAGCATCTTTTTTATTAATCATACAAGAAGAATTTATTATTGGATTTACTCTAAATATAAATCTTGTGTCAACTTCACCTAGTGGAATATTAGGTATATCATTTCTTGTTCCAAAATATTTACAAGCAGTTCCAATAACATCATATTTTGATTTTAAAGCAATTTGTTTTTCTAATTTAGTTGGTAACCATTTATCATCAACATCTAATAAACATATAATATTATATGAAGCATCTTCAACCATTTTATTAAGTGTATTCGGTTTTCCCTGTGTATTATATTCTATAACTTTAATTTTGTAATTTTCATGAAGTTTTGCTTGAAAATATACATCAGAACTTTTAGGATGACCATTTATTCCTATTATTACTTCCCAATTTTGATAAGTTTGATTACGAATACTTATAATTGCTTCATTTAAAAATTCAACACCATTGTAAAGTGGAATTAATATTGATACGTACATTATTATTATTATTATTATTAATAATGATGTATATATTTATATAAATTTTGATTAATTTAATTGTATTAATTCGTCTAATGGATTTTCATCAATCCAAATTAATCTATTATTATCATCAAAATCACTTGGTCTAATTATAGACCAATCTGTATCAGATGCTAATATTCCAGCTTCTGTAAAAATACAAGCAACTAGTGCAGAACAAAAAAAACGGTCTTCTTTTCTAGAACCAAAATCCTTTCTTAAATATGCTTCTAACCAATCAATTGGGTGTAAATCATATGGTTTTTCATAAACCATTTTATGTATCTCTTTTAAAATTGGAACTGTTAATTTTTCTCTACCTACTTTAAGTTGTCTTATATAAAAGGTACATCTTCTTTCATTTAAGACTTCCTCTAATGGAGTTATTTGAACTCCAAGTTTAATTTTATCATCTTGAGGATCACGCGTTCCATGCCAAGATGATTCCCATAAATATAAACCTGTCATTTCTGGTTTTATCCAAGTAGGATCTTTTAATATCATGCCAATATGTGAATAAGGTCTTCCAGTAAACCATTCAATTAAAAGACCGAATACACTAATCGGATTCCAAGATAAATGGGAAGATACTAATAATATATCTCCTGTTTTAAGATTTTTAATATCCATAAATTATGATAGTGATATATATTTTTAATAAGAACTTATTTTTTTACAAAGTATTATTAATTTATGTAAAATAATAAGTTGTATATATTTATATATATAATCATATCAATGAGAGTTTATGTTGATGGTATTTTTGACCTTTTTCATGTAGGGCATGTTAAAATGTTTAAATATATTAAAGAAAGATGGGTAGGATGTTCTTTAATCGCCGGAGTAATTAATGATAAAACAGCAGAAGATTATAAAAGATTACCTATAATTAATGAAAATGATAGATGTGAAATGATTATTTCAACAAAATATGTAGATGATATTATTTTTCCAGCCCCATTAATTGTGGATTCAAATTTTTTAGAAGAAAATAATATTGATTTAGTTGTCCATGGTTTTTCTAATCCAGAAGATGCTGAAAAACAAAAAGAATTTTTTTCCTCAATAAAAGATAAATTTGAAGAAATACCATATAATTTTGGTTGTTCTACAACTGATATTATTAAAAATATTAAAGAAAACTATTAAATTATAAAATTAATAAAAATTAAAATTAATTTATATATTTAAAAAGTAAAATATAAATTAATTTAAGAATATTACTTTAAATACATAAATATAAATTAAAATGTCTGATAAACAAGTTGAATTAAGAATTAATGTAAAAGATGAAGAAGATTCGCAAGAGTCTGATCTTCTTTTTGGAGAAAATTCACTATGGACTTCAGATCCAAGAGTTGAAATTAAACGAGATGTAACTGATAATATTGAACCAACAACTCTAAAAAAAGTATTAGAAGAAACTGTTAATAAATGGGGTAATATGCCAGCATATACTTATCAAACTGGTAATGTCCAAGTAACTAAAACTTGGGCCCAATTTTCGCAAGATATTACTAATTTTGCTCGTGCTTTAATTCATCATGATTTAGATGAATATTCTAGTGTTATGATTCAAGGTTTTAATTCTTATGAATGGGCTGTATCTCATTTTGCTACTATAATGGCAGGTGGTATTTCATCTGGTGTTTATACAAGTAATTTACCAGAAATTTGTAATTATATGATAGATGATTGTAATGCTCAAATTATTATTGTAGAAAATCTAAAACAATTGAATAAATATAAAGATATGGTAAATAAATTAGTTCCTAAAATTAAAGCATTTATTATGTGGTCTGAATATGATCAATTAGACGCCCATTGGTCTGAATCCGCGATTCCAGTATATTCTTGGTGGTCTTTTATTAAGAAAGGTCAATCTCCAGATATAGAACAAAAATTAAATGAAAGAATGGATAAATTAACTCCTTGGAGATGTCATTCACTTATTTATACCAGTGGAACAACTGGATATCCTAAAGGTGTTATGATTAGTCATGATAATGTTTGTTGGGTTGCCTCATCTGTTGTTCGTGATTTTGAACTAAGCACTGGTGAAAGAATTGTTAGTTATCTTCCTTTAAGTCATATTGCCGCTCAAGCATTAGATTTTTATCTTCCTATGTTTACAGGTTCTCATGTTACCTTTGCTCGTCCTGATGCTCTTAAAGGTAGTTTAAAAGATACTCTAGTATCCGTTAGACCAACAATTTTCTTTGGTGTACCTCGTGTTTGGGAAAAATTTAATGAAAAAATGGTATCTATTGGTGCTCATAGTGGCTGTTTAAAAAAGGCTATTGGTAAAAAAGCTAAAAAAATAGGAAAACTTGCAACAATTGCTCGTGAAAATAAAACAGAACTTCCTTACTGGTATAATTTAGCTGATTATATTGTTTTTAATAATGTTAAGATTGGATTAGGATTAGATGCTGTAAAAATTTTTATGACAGGTGCTGCTCCAATTTCAGATAAAGTTTTAGATTATTTTGCTAGTTTAGATATTCCTGTAATGAATCTTTATGGTGCTTCAGAATGTTGTGGTCCAGCAACATTTAACTTACCAACTAATTTTAGAATGTATATGAGAAATGTTCCTGGATATTCTCAAAAAAGAATTTCTTGTGGAAAAGCATTTGAAGGTGAACAAGTTATTATTGATTGTCCAAATGAAACACAAAATGGTGAAATAATTATTAAAGGAAGACACGTATTTATGGGATATATTAACAAACGTGAAAAAACTTCTGAAACAATTGATCAAAATGGATTTTATCATACTGGTGATGTTGGTTATATGGATAAAGATGGTTTCTTAACAATCACTGGTCGTATTAAAGAACTTCTTATTACTCGTGGTGGTGAAAATGTTGCTCCAGTTTTAATTGAAAATAATATTAAGAAAGAACTTGGTGATGTTATTTCTGATGTAGTAGTTATTGGAGATAATGAAAAATTCTTAACTTGTTTAATTACTCTTCGTGTTAATATAGTTGATGAAATGCCAACTCAAGAAATAGATGACTTAGTTCAATTTAATTTATTTAAAAAGGAAGGTATTGATGTTAAAATGATTGAAGATGCAATTAATAATAAAAGATTTAACAAATATATCGAGGATGGTATCAAGAAAGCAAATAAAAAAGCAGTTTCTAATGCACAAACAGTCAAAAAATTTGCTATTTTACAAAATAATTTTACTGTTCCTGGAGGAGAATTAACTCCAACTCTTAAAAAGAAACGACCAATTATTAATAGAAAGAACCAAACTGTAATTGATGAACTTTATGGGCGTTAAATAAAAATATAGAGGACTAGAAAATTTATCGATTTAATATAAATTAAAATCGATAAATTCGCAATTTATCCATATTGAGAAATACAATGAATTCACATTCAATGCCTCAAAGTCAGGACCTCTGCCGCTTACCAGAGCAAAGCCAGGCGCTCCGCCCTTTATCTGAGCAAGAACAAGAACTTGATTTTTTTTTGAAAAATCATTTTCACATAAAGAAAGCCATTTGGAACTCTGTTCCAGGTGATATTCGTCCGCGTGGATTTAACAAGGAAGCAAGACATGCCAAAAACTCCATTCTTAATGCCGTTTCGGAATTTATCAAGCCAAAACCAAGAGTATTTCGTTTTAGCGAAACACTTTTTGAAGAACATGCTTTAAATTTTGAAACAGGTGTTTATAAGGATTGGACTTTGGAAGCTTATCATGCTTATCATTGGGAATACACAAAGACTGAATAATACAACTTACTTTATTTACTTTATTTACTCTATTTACTCACACACAGGGTAAATAAAATAAGGGACTGGTAAAAATAATTAAATATCAACTTTACTAATATTAATATTACCGTATTTACGACTTGCTTTAAATTTACTAGCATCAAATTTATTATTATCTTTATTATTATCGTAATTATCTTCATGATATTGCCAAAATTGTCTACTACCACAACGAAATCCATCTCTAATAGTTGCTTTAAACCAGAAAACTTGATCTTCTAAACGATTTGTTTCAGCATTATTATCAATAACCAAACATTCAAATTGATTTAATGAATTCATAACATCACAAAATATTTGAAAATTAGGAAAACAACCAGCATATTGTTCATAAATTTTTTTTCTATTAGAATAATATGGTTCTCTCATAACGAAAGTATAATCAATATTAGTTCTTAATGCTGGTGGAATACCTAATGGATATTGCATAGTAACAAAAAACATAATTTTATAATGTCTACCATTCATAAAAATTGATCTAATACAATTTTGTCTTGTCCATGAATCATCAAATAAACAATCATCTAATACAAGAAATAATCTAGGATCAACCTGTTTATATCTTGGATCACCAGATTGTTTTTTTTTCATCAATCCTTTTTGTCGTTTTAATACATTATCGACAATTTTAGTATTAAATTCATGAAATATATATGATTTTGGAATAAATTTACCATAATATTCATTTGCTTCTTCTGTAGCGGAAATAACTGTTCCAAATGGAATGTGTCTTTTATGATATAAAATATCTTTTAATACGACAGATTTACCAGTTCTTCTTCTACCAATTGCTGCGATAACAGCATCATCTTTAATTTTTCTTAAATCAAATTTTTTTAACTCTAAATCCATACCACTCATTGTAAATTCTAGATATATAAATATAGATATATTAATTTTATAGAGTTTTAACGATATTAGTATTTTATTCAAATTTAAAAATGAAATAACAATTTATTTATAATTTATGTTACTTATAAAGGTAACCTTTTGTCCAACATGAGAAATATAATCAATTCATTACCTATTGAAAATTTACAATATCTATTTGAAGGTGACGAACCTTTTTTAAGAAAATTAAAAATGGATAGTGTATCAGTATATAGTATGACACCATTAGAAGCATCAAAGTCTATAATACAAATAATACTAAAGTATGCTTCAAAAAAAAGCACCATAACAGATATGACTGCATGTATTGGTGGAGATACAATTCGATTTTCTAAAGTTTTTAAACATATAAATTCAATCGAATTATCAAAGGAAAGGTGTAAATTTCTAAAACATAATATTGATGTTTATGATAGAAAAAATGTAACCGTATATCAAGGAAATTCAATCGAATTAATAAAAAATTTAGAACAAGATATTATTTATATTGATCCTCCTTGGGGTGGAAAAAGATATAAATACAAAAAAAAGATAAATTTATATTTATCAAAAATACCAATGTGGAATTTATGTAATCAATTAGCAAATCAAGCAGATTACATAGTTTTAAAAGTTCCATTCAACTTTAATATTGAATTCTTTTGTAAAAAGGTCATATCAGAAGATGTAGATATTTATCCACTTGAAAAAATTCAATTAATTATTATTAATAATAAAGATGTTGATATTGAGATGGAACTTTAATTATTTTAAATATAAAGATAATTGATAATACATAATATATAAAATGCAACGATTATTTAACTTATTTAAATTCAAAAAAACACAACCAGAAGAAGTATTAAATATTCTGGTTATTATTAAAATGAAACCAGAATTTCGTCAAGAAGTTTGGGAAATGATGAAAACAGCACCAGAAGGAATTGCTCTAACTAAAGCAGCAAAAGGCTGTATTTCTGTAGAAGGTCGTCTTTCTGATGATGATGAAGAAACAATGATTTTCTGGGGAAAATGGGCTTCCCAAGAAGATCACGACAACTATATGAAAATGAGAATGGATTCTGGATTTATGGACAAAATGAAACCAAAAATGTCAGCTGAACCAGTCTTTATGCATTTATCTAAAGATTGTATTGTTTAAATAAAATCTATTAACTTAATAAGTATGATATCACCAATCAAATTAATTATACTTTTAGTATTAATAGTATTTATAATTTTAATGTTTAGATACACAAAAAAATTTCGATATGAACCATTAGGTAAATTAAAATATTCGCATACAAATGATTATTGGAGGCATCTTATACCAGTTGAAACGCATCCAGTAGTTCATTATCGTCCAGTTTATAACGCAAGTAATAAACAAATATATCGTTATCCTCAAATCCATTGGATGCGTAGTATGAATAAATAATAATAAAATTGATATATAAAAATTATTAATAATAATTAAATTAAGTAATTACTATGAATAATTCAAAAACTGTAAAAATTCAATTATCACGAAATGATAAAATTATTAAATGTAAATCATTTGGGTATGAAAAATCTGTATCGGGTGAGTTAGTTTTTAATACAGGAATGGTTGGTTATCCAGAATCATTAACTGATCCAAGTTATTGTGGTCAAATTTTAGTTATAACTTTTCCAATTATTGGTATTTATGGTGTTCCATCAGATGATAGAGATAAACATGGGTTTTTAAAATATTTTGAATCAAATAAAATTCATATTAAAGCATTAATTATTTCTGATTATTCTGATACTTATGAACATTATACTGCTATAAAATCATTGGGAAATTGGTTAAAAGAACATGAAATTCCAGGATTATATGATATTGATACCCGTGAATTAACAAAATTAATTAGAACTGAAGGAAGTATGTTATGTAAGATTGAATTTTCAAATGAACCAATTAATTATTGGAATCCAAATCTTGAAAATTTAGTTGAATTAGTTTCACCAAAAGAGAAAGTTATTATTGGAAATGGTACACAAAAAATATTAGTAGTAGATTGTGGTTGTAAGAAAAGTATTTTTACAAAACTATTAGAGTATGATACTCAATTGATTATTGTTCCTTGGAATTATGATTTTACAAATGAAGAAGTTGATGGAATATTATTATCAAATGGCCCAGGTGATCCAACAATGATGAGAGAATTAGTTGAACGTGTTAGAACTATATTAGTTAAAAATATTCCTATATTCGGGATTTGCCTCGGCCATCAAATTTTAGCTTTAGCAACAGGTGCTAAAACATATAAAATGAAATTTGGAAATAGAAGTATGAATCAACCAGTAATTGATTTAAGAAATATGAGATGTTATATTACTTCTCAAAATCATGGATATGCTGTAGATGAAAAAACTTTATCTAAACTTTGGAAACCATTATTTATTAATGGTAATGATCATAGTAATGAAGGTATAATTCATACATTAAAACCTTTCTTTTCCGTTCAATTTCATCCTGAAGGAAATGGTGGTCCAGAAGATACAAATTTTTTATTTGAAACATTTATATCTTTGATTAAAACAAAGAAGTTTCCAGTTAATACCATTAATTTTTCAATAAATAAAGATATTAATAAAGTATTAGTTTTAGGTTCAGGTGGTATTTCTATTGGACAAGCAGGTGAATTTGATTATTCAGGTTCTCAATGTATTAAAGCATTAAAAGAAGAAAATATTGATATTATTTTAATAAATCCAAATATTGCGACAGTCCAAACATCAGAATATATGTCTGATAGAACTTATTTTTTACCAGTTACTCCAGATATTGTTGAAAAAATAATTCAAAAAGAAAAACCTGATGGTATTTTATTACAATTTGGAGGTCAAACTGCTCTTAATTGTGGAATAGAATTAGAAAAAATGGGTATTCTTAAAAAATATAATGTCAATGTATTAGGCACTTCTATTCATACAATTAAAATGACAGAAGATCGTGTTGCTTTTAATCAACGATTAGAAGAAATTAATGAACCAATTATTCCTACAAATATTGTTAATAATGAGAATGATGCGATTGAATACGCAAATACTATTGGTTATCCAATTTTAGTAAGAACTAATTATACTTTAGGAGGATTAGGTTCAGGTTTTGTAAATAATGATGAAGAATTACTTAAATTGTTTAAATTATCTTCGGGCAAATCTGCTGAAATTATTTTAAGTAAATCTTTACATGGTTGGAAAGAAGTAGAATATGAAGTTGTTCGTGATGGGAATGATAATTGTATTGTTGTATGTAATATGGAAAATATGGATCCAGTTGGTATTCATACTGGAGATTCAGTTGTTATTGCTCCATCATTAACTTTGAATAATAAAGATTATTATAATTTAAGAGAATCTTCTATTAATATTGCTCGTCATTTAGGTGTAATTGGTGAATGTAACGTCCAATATGCATTAGATCCAAATAGTAATCAATATTATGTAATTGAGGTAAATGCTCGTTTATCTCGTTCAAGTGCTTTAGCATCAAAAGTGACAGGATATCCATTGGCTTATATCGCAGCAAAAATCTGTTTAGGTAAAAGTCTAGTTAAATTAAAAAATAATATTACAAAATCAACAATTGCTTGTTTTGAACCAAGTTTAGATTATTGTGTTATTAAATTTCCAAGATGGGATAATCAAAAATTTGCTAATCTTTCAAATAGAATTGGTTCATCAATGAAATCAATTGGTGAAACAATGGCAATTGGAAGAAATTTTGAAGAATGTTTTCTAAAAGGTATTAGAATGATGAATACAAATTTTACAACATTTCAAGATAATTATGGATATATTCAAGCAATGGAATTAGAAGAATTAATTAAAGAACTTAAAAATCCAAGTGATAAAAGAATATTTGTTTTATTTGAAGCATTTTATCGTGGTATGTCAATTGAAGATGTTTTTAACTATACATTAATTAATAAATGGTATTTAACAAAAATTAAAAATATGGTTGATATGGAATTATCATTAAAAACTAGAGATGATATTTTAACAAATCCAGAATTATTAAAAGAAATAAAAAAAATCGGTTTCTCTGATTTACAAATCGCTTCTATATTTAATTTTCAAGAAAGTTTAATTAGAAGTATTAGAAAACAAAAAAATATTATTCCATATGTTAAACAAATTGATACACTCGCAGCAGAATTTCCTGCTAAAACTAATTATTTATATTGTACTTATAATGGTTCTGAAAATGATCTCACTTTTAAAGATAATGGTGTAATTGTTTTAGGTTGTGGTGCTTATCGTATTGGTTCATCTTGTGAATTTGATTGGTGTGCTGTATCTTGTTTAAGAACTTTAAAGAAAATGCGACAAAAATCTATAATGATTAATTATAATCCTGAAACTGTTTCAACTGATTATGATGAAACAGACCGATTATATTTTGAAGAACTTTCATTAGAAAGAGTTCTTGATATTTATGAAATTGAAAATAGTAGTGGTGTTATTGTTTCTGTAGGAGGGCAAATTCCAAATAAATTAGTTATGCCTTTATCTGTAAATGATGTTAAAATTTTAGGAACTCAACCAAAATATATTGATAATGCTGAAAATAGATATAAATTTTCTAAAACTTTAGATGTATTAGGAATTGATCAACCTGAATGGAGAGAATTATGTGATTTAGAAGATATTAACTTATTTGTGAATAAAATTGGATTTCCTGTTATTATTCGTCCTTCATATGTTTTAAGTGGTTCATCTATGATTGTTGCTTATACTCAAAAAGATATAGATGATTATTTAGAAAATAATGCTTATATAAATTCTAAATACCCAATAGTTGTATCTAAATTTATTGAAAATGCTAAAGAAATTGAATTTGATGCTGTAGGAGTATCTGGTAATATAATTAATTATGCTATATCTGAACATGTTGAAAATGCTGGTGTTCATTCTGGTGATGCTACATTAATTCTTCCCGCACAAAAATTATATATTGAAACTACTAAAAAAATTCGTAAAGTATCAAAGAAGATTTGTAAACATTTAAATATTACTGGTCCATTTAATATCCAATATTTATGTAAAGATAATAAAATTAAAGTAATTGAATGTAATTTAAGAGCATCTCGTTCTTTTCCATTTGTATCAAAAACATTTAATGTTGATTTTATTGAACTTGCTACTAAAGGTATGATTGGTATAGATGTAAAAAGAGTTCCAATTAATATTCACGATATTGATTATATTAATATAAAATGTCCTATGTTTTCTTTTGCTCGTTTAGATGGAATTGATCCAATCTTAAAAGTTGAAATGTCTTCTACTGGTGAAGTTGCTTGTATTGGGAATAATAAATATGATACTTATTTAAATGCTATTATTAGTTCAGGTATTAAAATACCAAAAGTTAAAAGTGCTTTAATATCAATTGGACCAACTGAATTAAAAGTTGAATTTTTAGAATCAGTTAAACTATTAAAAGATATTGGATATAAAATTTATTCAACTAAAGGCACACATGACCTTTTAATTAAAGAAGAAATTGAATCAACTCTATTAAATAAAGCTGAAGGTAATCAATCTAATAATGTAATTGACTATATTAAATTAAAAAAAATCGGAATTGTAATCAATATTCCTGAAAATAAAAATAAATCATATCGGTCAAAAACTGACGGATTTCTTTTAAGAAGATGTGCGGTAGATAATAATATTGCTCTAATGACAAATATAAAAAATGCTAAATTTCTAGTATCATCATTATATAATTGTTTTAAACATAAAGATGATATAATGGAAATTAAATCTTGGCAAGAATATTTAGATGAATCTAATTAAATATATGGGCAATGTTTAATATAATTTTTTTGTTCTTCTGGATGTAATTTTTTAAACCAATTTATATCTTTTCCTATTGTTAATATATCATTTAGATTAAAAAAATAATATATTTCACCATCGTTATCCATTAATTCTACTGTACTAAATCCTTCATGATATTTTTCCGGTATAATTGATTTTATTGATGTTTCTATTCCATAACGTTGATAAAAATCTCCGAAAGGTCCTGCATATTCATTAATTATTTCAGTAATATCATGTTCATCATTTATAGATGCCCCTAAAAATTGTTTTAATTCAAAAGTATTATTTTCTAAATCTTCTTTAATTTTTTCATATACTTGTTTTAAATTATTTTGAAAAATATGAGATGTTATTTTATAATTTATATCATTATGAGTAAATCCTAAAATAATACGTTTTGTTTCAATATTAACTTCAATATATTCTGTATCGTTATTACTAAATAAATTTTTGAAATATTCAACAGTACTATCATATATATTTATTGATGGTGTTAAAATATAATTTGTAACAAAATTTAAAATTGAATATGTATTAGAATTCATATCACTATTATTATAATTAACTAATAAATAATTATAAATATTTAAATTTATTATCTTTTATAAAAAAAAAATGAATAATTCAAATGAGAATGCTAGTAATAAAACTGATAACTCAGATATTAAATTAAATGATACTTGGGTTATTTGGATTCATAAAATTACTGATAAAAATTGGTTAAAAGAAAGTTATAAACCAATTTATAGTTTTAATACTATTCAAGATTTTTGGAAATTTTACAATGCGATTGAAGATTATAATACTAATATGTATTTTCTTATGAGAGAAGGTGTATTTCCTTTATGGGAAGATGCTAAAAATCGGGATGGTGGATGTTGGTCTTATATAATTGAAAAAGATGAGATCAGAGAACATTGGACAAATATTTCAGCAAAAATGATTGGGGAAAGTATAACAAGTACTCATCTTATGGATATTAATGGAATTTCATTAAGTCCTCGTACTAATGTTGGTGTAATTAAGATTTGGAATAAAAATTCCGAATTAGAAGAACAAATTAAATTAAATATAGAAGAACAATATTTAAATGCTATTCGTTATAAACTTCATGCTAAGAATACAACTTCTTAATTACTTTAAATTTGAGTGTTTTCTCAATATTAAATATCTAAACATATATAATATATATCCAAATGAGTAAAAGTATAAATGATTGGGATATGATGGATCAACTTATGTCTAATAAGATTGATAAAATTATTGCCAAACAAGATAAGTTAGAAAAAATGTTAGAAGAAAGTATGAAAATTAATAAACAAATATTAGATATGTTGAATGATAATCGAAAGGTCTATACTAAAAAAATGGATGAAACAATTAAAACAGAACAAAAAACTCTTGATATGTTAAAAAATACAACTGAAACACGTGAAAATTTAGAGCAAAATTTAATGGATGATAGTGTAAAAGTGCGTATTGATAATCATATGTGGAGAAAATATTTACATAAAGATCCATATCAAGATCCATCATTTGGTTTATTTGTAAAAAATGTTTTGTTTGGTTCTCCTAAAATAAAACAATAAATAATATCTATTTAATACTTATAAGACTAGGTATTATGTATAGACAATTTGAGACTTTTCAAAATGTACCTATTAAGGAACAATTTTCTGAATTAGATACAACAGATAGAAAAGCAGTAGTTGAATGGAGTGAAGATATTATTGAAGATATTGAATCTCAACAAAAAAAAGATACTAAAACATATGAACAGTTAAAACAGGAAGAACAAGAGAAGAAAAATCCTGTAAATACTAAATGCAAATCATTATGTAATTTAGATTCTAATGGTAAACCATTAAGAGGTGATAAAGCAATTATAGTTAAAACCTCATCTAAAGATAATGAATCTAAAGATAATGAATCTAAAGATAATGAATCTAAAGATAATGAGTCAAAAAAAAAATCTGGTCCAAATCTATCAGAAGAATATGAAGTTGTTTCTGTTCCAGCAAATAAAGAAGTTAAGCCAGATAAAAAGGCTGTCACATTTGCAGGAATATTTTCTGTATTATTTATTATTGCTTTCATTTTATCACTTTATTGGCGTAAAATTGATCAACATACTATAATGTTATTAAGTGGAGCGTCTATTTTAGTATTTGTTACCTCTTGTACTTTAGCAAATAAATATTTATTTGGTGTAAATTCTCCTAACTTTTCATTTAATAAATTAGGTCATCAATGTACATTAAAAATGAAATTATATATTAGTGCGATTTTAAGTGGTATTATTCTATGTATTTTCATAATGTTTAAACAACTTGTTGTAAATACGTTTAATTCTATTAAAAAAGTAATTCTAAATATATTTTAAGTTATATCTAAAAAAATGTTATTATTATGTATAAGAGTGATATATAATAATGGCATCAACAAATGATTATAGTAAAAGTCATAATGATTTAATGAAATATTTTGCTAAAATTATAATGATAATGTTAGCATGTTGTACATTTTTAGGATATATAGTAATTGTTTATAAAAAAAAAGAACTCTCCTATTTCTGCATTGCCTTACTTGCTTTAGCAGTATGTTTACTTACAATTAATTTATGTTCTACCTTTGGAATCTGCCCAACTAATTGTCATTTAGTGAACGCAAAGAGTGATGAAGAAAAATGTATATTTAAACCAGGAATCTTTGTTTCTGGTATGTTTTATTCATTAATGATTACTTGTGTATCAATAATTTTAGGAACAGGTATTAGTGGTGGATTTAATTTTCCAGAATTAAAAAAAACTAATTCTAAAAAAGAAATTGAAACACCAGAAGTTGATGAAACACCAGTAGTAATTGAACAAACTATTGAAACGATTTAATTATGATTTGGTGGACATAAATAAAAATTAGATTGAACAACATTTTCTTTAATATTTTCTAATTCTTGTATAGTTTCATATTCATTTTCATTAGATAATTTTGTTTCTGGAATTTTTGTTCTATTAATTTTATTATTTTTGTGTAAACATGGTTTTGGAATATGGGTGTGAATATTTTTTGAATCCATATATTTTCCAGATGTTCTATCTTTAATCCAGTTATTAAATGTAATTGGTGGATTAACAAGAGCATATTCAGTTGATGGACCAGATAATTGTCCGACTGCTTCAACACAATTAATTTGACGAGTACATTGATTATTACCATTTATAGTTCCATCACTATTTCTTAAGCACTTACAATCTTGATGATTAATTGGTTTTAAATTAGAACAACCTTGGGCTTGGAAATTTTGTGTACTTAATTGATGTTCAAAATATTCGACTTTATTTTTGTTCATATATCTGGTATAAAGAATATAGATACCAAGAATAATAAATATAACAGGTATAAGGGAAGAAACGCAACCACAATTAAACATAATTTATATAATTATTACAAATATATTTTTTAGTTATAGTATCAAATAAACTATAAATTTATTACACGAACTATTAATCATTATGCTTAAAATTGAATATATAAATATTAAAGTAAGTATATAAGATCTAGTAAAATATGCCAAGAAAAAAGACTATAAAGAAGACAACAAAGAAAAAACAACCAGAACCTGATTTTTCATCCGAGGAAGAAGATACAAATGATAATACTTATAGCGGAATAACAATTATATCAATGGATGATGGAACTATTTTTAAAAAAATAATGGATTTATTAAAAGATGTATTAGAAGTCGGAATATTTATTATAAATGAAGATGGTATTTCATTACAATCTTTAGATTCTGGCCATATTAGTTTTATTCAAATGCTTTTAAAAAAAGACGCTTTTTCTCGTTTTATATATAATAAAAATAGTAAAGAAGACTTAGAATTAGCGATTAGTATGGAAAGTTTATGTAATATATTAAAATGTATGAATGTTGGTGAACAATTAACTATATCATATAATGAAGAAGAGAGTAAAGTTGCTTGGACATTTGAAAATCCAGATACAGGTTCTTATAAAAATTTTAATTTAAATTTATTAAATGATGAATCTCAAGATATTAGTATTCCTAAAAGTAATTTTGAATGTCGTATTAAAACTCTATCTTCAGAATTTCAATTAATATTAAAAAATCTAGCGTATATAGGAGATTATGTTGAAGTTTGTATTAATACAAAAGATAATATTGTTGATTTTAAATCAGCAGGAATTCATAGTGATGGTTTAATTAGATTACAGAAAAACAATCATACAAAATTAAAATTAACAAATGATTTTAATTCCAAATTTTCATTAAAATATTTACAAACTTATGCTAAATCAGCATCATTTAGTTCTACTGTTTCTATACAATTAAAAGAAAATGCTCCTGTTAGTTTAGAATATAAAATAGATCATTTATCAGGAATAATTCGTTATTTTATTGCTCCTAAATCTAGAGAATAATTCTAAAGTAGAAAAATTAATCATTATTAGAATTATTTTGCGATTGAGATAATCCAATCAATTATATATGCTAAAAATGCTACAGTTATACCAACAAAGATACCAATTAATGGTAATTTAGCATTATATTTACAACTATTACAATCAACACCTTCTGGCCAAAGAATCCAATCAGCATCAATTGCTTTACCTTGTGTTGTAGCAATTGTAATAATAGATAATGCCATGATAATAAAAAGAAGTAAATAATGGACAAATGATAAATCAGTTGAATTTATTACACTAAAAAATATTAGAATAATTGGTAAAATTATTGTAATTAATACAATTAGTAATGTAGATACATCTCTATCATGTTTAATTTGTTCTTGTAAAGAATCTTTACATTTAACATTTTGAGGATTTGTTTTTCCAAAATATACAGTTGGAACTTCGCATTCTTTAATGTTTACATTTACAGACATCCTTTATATAATATATTTATAACGAAATATATTATTTTTTAGCAGTAGGTGTTTTTTTACTCATTTGTTTTTTTTGTTTTTTTATTTGTTTTTGACGTTTTCTTCTTGCTTCTCTATATTTTTTTCTTAATTCTCTTCTATTTCTACTTTGTCTTTCCTCTGCTCTTAATTCACTTTTTTCATCATTTGTTAAAGAACCACCTGTAAAAGCACTCATAAGTCCAGCCAAGGGATTAGAATCACCACCATTTTTATCAGCCATTGCTTGCATACCAGCACTCATTGCTCTCGATAATGGATCAGTTTTTTGATCGGAATTTCCTCCCATTCCTCCCATTCCTCCCATTCCTCCCATTAATCCACCTAATAAAGAACCAATATCACCTAAACCAGCATCTTCATTATCTCCATTTTCTGCCTGAGAAAGACCAGACATCATATTACCTAATAATGGGCCTAAATTTTGTGATAATTTTCCAACCATTTTCATCATATCTTCACTAGTTTGTTTTAATTTTTCTTCATCAATTTCTCCACTATCAACTTTTGATTTAATATCTTCAGACATTTGTTGAAGTTTTCCAGTATTAAACATGTTTTCAAATGGATTTCCACCATTTTGCATATTTTCAAATAATCCAGATAATGGATTTTCAGTATTTTCATCAGTATTTTCTGAATTAAACATATTTCCAAAAATACCTTGTAATTGTTCTTGCATTTCATTAATTGATTCATCACCAATTGTTTCACGAATATTTTTTTCTAAATTTTCAAGATCATCAGTAATTCCATTTAAATCATTCATCATTTTTTTTTGTTCTTCTTCAGTCATAACTTCTGATTGTTCTGGTTGTTCTGGTTGTTGTTCTTCTTGATTTCTAGAATGTAAACTTTGAATATCCTCTAGAGTTGCTTTATTAAGAACAAATTTACCAATAACATTACAATAATTAATATGAGAAAAAACAGTTTTTTTTTCATTATCTGAACATTTTTTCCAAATAGTTTTAATATCAATTTCACTTAAAAATTCTATTTCAGAATCTTCAGCAAAAATAGAATAATCATTATTTTTTATTTTTTCAGAATAATTTTCTAAATTATTAATCATTTTATTTAAAGTATCTTCGATTTTATCATCTGAAGTATGTTCTTTTAAATATTTTTCAATAATATTATCCTCATTATCATGAAGTTTCAATTGTTCAAGAAAATTACAATAACTAGTTTTAAACACGTCCATATTTTAATATGTATAATATAATTTAAACTATACAAATAAAAATATCAAGCCATACGCAGAGTTAGTTTGTATTATTAAACTTATTGAGTCTTTTTATGTTTTTTATTATATTTTTCAGCCAACATAAAAAATAATTGGACATATTTCCAAACTTGGATTTTTGTATTTTTTGAAGCAGTAACCCAAATTGTTTTTAATTTTAATGGTTCTAAAATAGTTCCATCTAAACATTGTCCTAAAAAAAAGTCTTCATCTTTTGTTTTTACTTTATCATAAGCCCACATACAATTATCAACAAATGATTCTATAGCAAAACGCTCATTAGTTGTACAAACAATACGAAGTTGGGTTTGTAAAGGAGTTATGTTCGGATTTTCAGGATAAACTTCTTTCATATCCTTTAGAAATTCCTTACACTTGGTATTGAAAATTTTTGCAATGTTCATATTTAATCTTATAATATTACTATATATATGCTTCAATTTTTTATAACGAATTAATATTATTTTTACTATAAAATTTAATTGAAATTATATAATTAAGTTCTTGGAGGAGGGTGCTTAAAATCTTGTGCTCTCATTTGTTTCATTTCTTCCATTTTTCTCATCAAATCATTACCAGTTGTATTTACAATATTATTTTCTTTTTGTTTGATTGTATTAATAGAAAATTCATTATAATCAATACTACTAAAATTAGAGGAATTTAAATCTGTATTTTGACTAAATCCATCATCACCTTCTAAAGAAACAAATGTATCTGAAAAACTACTGGCAATACCACTGTTAACTGCCATTACATTTATTGTTTCGCCTTTAACAATTTTTGTTAAGAAATCAAATGCCGATTCTCCAATATATGGTGTAGATCCATCTATAATAGTAGGAACACTTTTTAATATTGATGGCAAATTATTACGATTATTATCAATACAATAAAGTTGAATTTTATTTTCTTTAATATTAAATCTATTAATTTCTTCCATTAATTCTTTTGAATATTTACAATGATTACTATAATAACATATGGCTGCTTGTGTTCGTACATTATGTACCTGTGGTTTTACTTTAGGAGTAGATCTATCTGAATATTCAGAATTTAAATTTGGATTTCTATTTGGTTCAGGAAATGAAGTTTTAGATTGTTGATATGTATTCATATTATTTTCAGTAGGGAAGTAATTATCATTAGTTAATTTTCTTCTTCGTCTTCGTCTCTTTTTATTTTTGAATTTCGGATTTGGAAATTGCATATCTTTATATAAAATTGTTATAGTTAAATAATTAAATAATACAACGAGAGTAATAAATATTTAATAAAATTGAAAATAGTTTTATATTAATAATTGATTTAATATTATAAATATGAATAAACATTTCAAAAATATTGAAATAAATGAAGATTCTCAACTTATTATGGATATTTATGGTTTAGACACTAGTATAGTTAATTCTTTTCGTAGAATTGTATTATCTGATGTTTTATGTAATGCCTTCGATAATGTTGAAATTGAGAAAAATACTTCAATTATAAATAATGAAATTTTAAGTCATCGTTTTGGATTAATACCATTAACAATTGATGAACTTGATAATGTCTGTGTTGAATTAAATGTAAAAAATACAGGATATGATAAGATTAATATAACTAGTTCAGATTTAAAGGTAATAAGTGGTGAATTAAAAATTATTCCTAATATTTTGCTAGTTGAATTAAAAAGAGGTGAAGAAATAAAAGCAAAATTATATACATCAAAAAAAAGTGGAAAAATCCATGCAAAATATCAACCAACTTCTGTTTGTTGTTTTAAAATTCAAGAAGATGTAAGTATTCATAATGATATATGGAAAAAGTTAAGTACCAGACAAAAAAATAAATTACGAAAATTATGTATAAAAGAATTACCTTTAACAGGTACACATTATTTAGATAAAAATAGTGTAGGTACTTATGGATTTAGAGAACATTTCAAAAATACACCAGAAACAATCAAAGAATATATTGAAAATTATTTACTAAAATGTAAAATTCCAGAAACAGATGTTAAAAATAAATCTGTTATTTTTCAACCACAATATTGTAATAAAAATCTAGTTTATAAATTTAGAATGGAACCACATTTAGTAAATCCTTATAAAATTTTGGCAGCGATTTTAGAAAAATTACATGAAAAAATAAGTGATTTACAAAATAAAGATATTGAAATTATTGATACAGATAATGAAACCGGTGTTTGTTTTGAAATTAAAAATGAGAGTCATACAATTGGTAATATCTTATCAACAGAATTACAACAAGATAGTCGTGTAAAATATAGTTATTATAAAATGAAACATCCATTCATTAGAAGTATAATGTTATATATAATTTTAGAAAATGAAAATGAAAATGGGAAAGAAGTATATGCTAAAATTTTAGCAGATGCTTTTAAAAGGGTTTTAAGTTTATGTATGAATTTACAAAAAGAATGGAATCAAATATTAAAAGAAGTAATGGAAATTATTGAAATATAAATAATGTTATATTATAATATATAATAGTATTATGACATTTGGTAAAGAGAGACAGTATAATATAATTAGAAATTTTACTGCCAAAATAGAAAAAATAAATGGTAAAGTCGATACTTTAGAAGAACAATTATCAAATAATGGAAAAGCAATTAATGAAATACAACAAAAAGGAAATGAAGTTCGTGTAGAAATAAAAAAATCGATTGAAATTTATGATATGTTAAGGGCTAATTTAATAGTAATTAAAAAGCAAATAAAAGATTTAGAAAAAAGAAAAACAGATTTAATTACTCAATTAAATACTATTAAAGTTAAAATGAATGAATTTGTTGCGAAATTACTTAAAAGAGATATTCCAATATCTTCTCAATTTAGTAAACTCAATCGTAGAAATATCCGTTATGGTATAATTATGAAAAAAATGAGAAAATATGAAAGAGAAATAAAAGAATTAGTTCCAGAAGATTATGAAGAATTAAGAGAAGAAATTACTTCTAGATTTGAAACAGTTTTAACTGAATTACAAACAACTAAAAGAAATCTTTATACAAAAGGTAAAAGAATGGAAAAGATTAATGATAATTTAAATAGTATTAGAAATATTTTAACAAAATATGCTAAAGTTAATAAAGATATGCCTAAAGTAATTAATGATGTTCGTAAAGAAGAAAAAGTAAGAAAAGACGCATTTTTTAAAGAAATTACTAACTAAAAATATTTTCAATATAAATTATATCAATTATAAATAGAAATTTCCTGATTAATAATTGATATTTTAAATTTAATATATTATATTGATTATTGTTTTTGTGCTTCTTTAATAGAAATAGGTCTATTAGTTCTAATATCTTCAGCAAGAAGACGACCACAATTTTGTGGATTTTCTTTACAAGTCGAACCAGTTTTATATAACCATTCTGCAAATTCTTTTTGTTTATTTGGGATTTGTGTATTTGGCATAGTATAGAATTGTCTTTGAGAATGAGTTCTATTCCATACATCACTAACATCTCTATATAAATTATGAGAAAAATGATCTTCTGCATCTTCTTTAATAGATTCTTGTTGTATATCACAAGCAGGTGCTCTTTCAGGGTCTTGAGTATAATCAGACATTAATACATTCATAAATGGATTATCTTTTTTTGGGGCAACACATTCTACTTCAACATTATTAAGTTGTTCTAAACTTTTACCAGTTTTAGTATCTCTATAATATTTAAATAAATAAAGAGTAATTAATCCTGTAATAAATGGGATGAATATGACATTGCCATTTCGGTTATATACGTATATAACAACAGCAGTATATAATGAAAATCTTAAAATTGCATTTAGTTTTTCAACATAACTCATGTCGTGTGACGGAAAAAATTCAGTTAATCTATTTTTTTCAAAAACAATTGTATAATCATTAAACCAAAATGGATCACTTGTATTAATTTCATTAAGATCAGTATTTATAGTATCTTCAGTTCCAGACATTATATATATATAAAAGGAAAGAAATAAACATTTGAGTTTAATTGTACTTTATTGTAAAAAATCAAATCTTTTTTTTTCGTCATCTGTATTTGGATCAAGATCATATTCACAAAATTTATTGGAATTTTGTGGAATATGTTTATTACCAGTTGGATTAGTAATAATACTTTTAACTTTTAAACCATTTGGTGTAACTCTAGTATTCATTAAGATAACACCAGTTGTGTCATTCCAAGCATTTTTGGATTTTTTCACTATAATTACTTTAATTTTTAAATCAATAATTTTATTTTTACTATCGAGGTCAGAATTAACAACTTCATATTGTTGAATATAACAATTACGACAAATATTGTTTTTAACAAAAGAATTAATTTTTGTTTTTAAATCTAAATCAATAACAGCATTTGGTGTAGCATTAGTTCCAACTATATTTCCAGTCATTTCTTTAAAATTACGAATTTTTTGTACTCTTTCAGTTGAGTTCTTACTTGGTAATAAAATTATAACTAAAGGTGTAATAATTAATAAAGGTATTAATAATTGAGACATTTTTATATATCTATAACCAATATAAAATATATTATGAATGATTTTTTCTCAAATATGTTAAAATTTCATAAATAACCTGACAATCTAATGTATTATATTTAATAATATCATCCATCTCTTCTTGTAATTTATGTTCATAATAACTTAATGCTGAAGCCATTGAAACCTCTCCTGAAGTACATTTTGAATCATATTTTAATGGGATTAATCCCGCATTATATAATGCGGTAGATATTGATTTTAATCCAAAACCAGATAATGAACCATTAACTACAACTTGACCTTTCTTTAAAATTTCCATAACATCTGTAAATTTTATATTCCATTTTTTTGAATTTTGTTTATTATGTCTTTCACGTGCTCCTTTCAAAAAATTGTTTTCTGCTTGAGACCAACAAAAAATATTTACATCTTCTGGATTTAAATCATATTTTCGATAAACTGAATACATTTGATTAATCCATTGTTCAATAATTGAAAATTCTTGTGCTTTAGTTAATGTGTCTGCTACAAATGAATAATCTCTTTTACGGTTATTAGTTCCATATCGTCTTGCTACTGAACTTGGTATAACTACAGTTAATCCAATTAAATAAATAATCGGACGACCACCATATAAAGAGTTTAATGTTTCAAAATCAACATAAAATTCTACCTTATTTGAACTCTTCCAATTATTTAAATTATTTGTAATCTTTTTTGGTAGAACTTTTGTTCTTTTCATTTTATTTATATCAATTATCTTTTGTAAAAGAATCCCTTTATCTGAATCTGATTTAATTCCTAATACTTCGGGTGTCAAATCTGGATCATCCCAAGTATAAATACCTTGGTCGTGTGCTTTTTTACGAACTTTTGGTCCAACTTGCCATAATAGCGAAATATCTTTTAATTTAATTGCTAATTGTTTCTTTACTTTTGACCATCCACCAGATGCTTGAGAACTAAAAATTAATGGATATAATTCTGTTCTAGATGGTTTTGGTGTAACTTTCCATTTATGCCCATTCTTTTCAACATCTCTATACCAAACAATAGCATTATTTATATCATCAATATAATGTTTATCTTTTTTATTAAAATTAAGATAACCTAATTTTTTCCAATCTCTATATTTTTTTGTTTTTTTTCCATTTTTAGTCCCTTTCCAACCATTGCCTACTAAGAACGCAAATGATGGAGTGTATCCTTGAATTTTTCCCAATAATTCATTCTGGAATGTTAATTGAGCTTTATACATTTTTGTGATAAAATCATCTGATAATGAACGACCATCAGATAGTAAAGAAAGAATTTTATATCTTAATGAAAATGCTACATAAAACCAATTTGTACTATAACAAGAAGCACCCTCTTTAATATCTACTTTTAATCTATATTTATCAAAAATTTTATGGACATAATCACTTCTAATAAGTAAATCAATTGTTGTATATGTTTTTGTTTCTTCATTTGAAAGCATTCCTTGAATAATTACAGGAATACCATTACTCATATGAGTTTTTGTCATAAGTACTAAATCAATACAGTGATTATTAAAATAAGGTAATCTTTTAGTTCTATTTGGATAAATTTCCTCAATTTCTTGTAAAATTTTAGTTTTAAATTTTCCTGTTTTAGTAAATTTCATTAAAGTAAATGGATTAAATGGTTCTCTTTCATATTTTTGAGATCCATGTAAATCCAACCAATCGGTTAATGTATCATCAATAATATAATTTCTAATTTTAGATTCATTCATCCATGATTGTGTACTAACTTTAGTTGTCTTTCTTTTCTTTTTTGGTCTTTCATCTGGAAAAATTAAACTACTTTTTCTCTTTTTACTACTCTTTTTCAGTTGATTCTTTAATTCTGTATGAAATTTTTTAAATATTGGTCTATTTCTTGCGAACCATTCTCTATTTCTTTCTATAATTAAAAGATTACTATCAGCTAAATACCACCAATTTTTCTTATCTTCATTATAACCACAACAATCTAAATTTTTACATTGCCTTTTTGTATCTACCTCTTTAAATACACATTCATAAAAATAACAATTCTCTAGATTTGCTACTTCTAACTGTAATTGAACTTGTGCATAATAATTTAATGAAATCGCACCACTAAGTCTTCTTGTATATGGACATTTAATTTCTATTAAATAATGATTTGATACAATACCATCTGGACTAGCACCTAAGAATTTATGTTTTTGATGTCTTAAGAGACCAACATCATATACCTTCTTTTTATACTTTTTCTCAAAAATTTCAATTGCCTTAGGTTCATAATATTGTCCATGTTTTGTATATATATTTTCAAAACGAACATTATTTAATTTTGTTGTCAATAATTTATTTGTACTAGATAATGTATTGTATCCTAAAAGAACACCACAATCACTTGCGGTAATTAGTTTTGTGCGTATTTTATACCATTCTTCTGAACGTTGTTCAATTGAGGATTTTTGTAGTTTACTAATTAATCGGCTCTTAGTCATTTTACTAAAATTGAATAATACTTATAAATATTAAATATCATTCAATTTTTATATTATTTTATATTTCTACTACTTATGAATCGAAAACGTAGATTAGACACTATATTATTTGAAACACCTCTAAATGAAACGCCACTTTTTAAAAAAAGAAGAATTTCATATGAACCATATGAAATAAAACCCCAACAAAATATATTTGATTTTGTTAGAGATGAATTTAAAAAAATTAATAATAAATTAGAATTAATTCACGAAAAAGTACAAAATATTAATAGTCGCATAACTACTATTGAATCTAAATTAAATAGAGGAGAATCAAAAAAAATTTTAAATTTTATTAAAGAAATGGAACAATTAAAAATTGATAATACTCCACCTAAATTTCAAGAACCGTGTCCATATATTTTTTAAGACATTTCTTTATGTAATTTAATATTTTGAAGTAAATTACCAAGATCTGTTTTTCTTTCATATATAATATCATCATGATTTTCAAAAACATCTATATCAACAATAGGACTAACACTATTATCAATTATTCTGCCAGATACTATAATATCAAATTTATTTTTATTTTCGTTCCATTTTCTTTTACCGTATGTTAATAATTCACTAACAAGCATTCCTACAAATAATTTAAGTTTATCTTCTGGAATATATAATTTACAACCAGACAATGTAGGTATACAAAAATTATCATCACATCCACCAATATCGTTATTTTTGGCATTTTCTTCTATCGTTTTACATGTTTGTCTAATATGATATTTTTCAGCATAACGACTAGACCGATCTTCTCCCATGGTTGTACTAAGTTTGTTTTTAACCAATTTTTCTACAATTCTATATAATTGCCTCTTTATATTATATGATTCGTGAGTTTTATATTCTTCTATTTTAGATTGTTTATTATGAGAGTTTTTAATTAACTTAATAATATTTGCTTTAATTTTTTTATGATCTGTCTTATCTAATAATTCTGCTAGTTCTAAAATTGTTCTATTATAAATTTCTTGTATTCTGATTGATATAATAATATCTCTTATATTATCCCATTCATTACCAGCAATCACAATTTCATTTATTTTATTATAAATCTTAATATTACTTATTTTTGTTTTTGTTCCATCTTCTAGTTTAATAATTGTTTCATTATTTTTTTCTGAAACAGTTGTAAATTTCATTTTTTTGATTGGAATATATCTATCATTTAATAATACAAGATGAGTTGCTTTGTTATTTTTAATATATACACCTGCATTTTCATAAGTATCTATTTTTTTAAATTCCGAGTTATTATCAATAATAGTATTTAATTTTTCTAGATATTTTAGTGTATCTTTATATGAAGATTCATATTTAGTAATATTTGTAATTTTTTTGTATTTTTCATTTGAATAGATTGATTGTTTTACTGGAATTATATAATCATTAATAGTAACAATATATAAACTTCTTTGTGAAATCGGATCATATATAATTTTTTTTGGTGTATATTTAGAATCATATTTTGCTACATTTTCTAATAATTGAACACTTTGTTTAGCAGTTAAAATATTCCAATTTTTAGTACTAATTGCTCTTGATGTATATTGTTGAGTACAACTTTTAAGATACCATTCTTTCATAATTTCCATTAATTCAGAGAAATTATTACCTTTTGGATCAAAGAAACGAACTAAATCTAGTTTTCCTTTACTAGGTTTTTTATAAACAATTGATTCATATGATCTATCTGAATATTCATAAATAAATATAAATTTTTTATCATCATTATAATAATCCTCTATGAAAATATCATCTAAACATTTAATAAACATTTTACCTAAATTTATATTATTACTAGGAAGTTTATGTGGTGTTTGTTTAAATAATACAATATTTAATCCGTCTCTATGAATAACACCTGGTCTAGATATTAAATCAATAATATATTTTTTATCAAAATCAACAATATCATAATCAGGATCTTCAAGGAATTTTATAAATTCTTTAATAATATGATCAAGATTAATAGATACATTTTTATATTGCTTCGCACCGAGATATTTTTTTTCAACAATTGTTTTAAATTTAGCATATATTTTTCCTTGATTTAAGAATGATATTATTTCACGATTTTTTGTTAAATAATCTCCAATATGGGAAATTAATTCATTAAATGTTCTATCAGTATATTGTAAAATGACTGAATAAAATCCTCTTTCTGTACTTAAATCTTTACCAGAACATAAATTTTCATCATGATATTTAATACATCTACTATTACCTTGTAAAACAAAACCAGGTGCTTTATGAACGTTCGCATTAAAATTTTTATCAAAATCTGTATAATGATTAAATAATACATGTAATCTTGTTGGTAATTTACCAAATGTAAGGTCTAAATTAGCATTATTATTAGTTGATATATAATTATCAATCTTAGTATCTAATGATAACATTTCATCATATGTTTTTTTATTAATCAATTCTGTACAATATAATAAATTTCTTTTAATTTTTTTATTAATTCCTGTAAAACAACATGGATGACAAGCATTTTTTCTAATTTCATCTTCTGTAATTTCTATTTGTTGCCCACTTTTATCTGATTTATTAAAATGTATATCTAAAAATCCTGGATATTTATTTGCTTTTTTATCTGGATTAGGACATTTTATTATTTTACCTTGCCATTCTAAAATATGTCCAGTAGGTTCTCCTTTATTTGATTTTCCAATTGGTTTCATAATACTTTCTAAACGGTCATTATAAGATTCATGATCATAAGGATTTATAACAGTTCCAATTTTAGTTTCATCTCGATATGTTAAATTATTAAGTTTATAAGATTCAAAATAGTGATCAATTTTTTGCTTTAATTTCTTTTTATCAGCAATTTTAAGGTTTTTCTTACCACTTAAATGTGACCAAATTAATTTACATTCCTTTTTTTGCCAACCTGGTGGATTTCTACCTTTACTTTCTTCTGCTGTTTTTGGAAAAGTATTTGATTTCCAGATATGATATTTTAATAAGTCATCTATTTTTGGAATAACTTCATTTTTTTTTAGATGTTTAAATCTTTTTTTAATTGCTTTTATTGCATCTTCTATCCCATAATATTTAATAAATAATTTTCTTAATTTTTCATTCCATTTATTTTTATTATAAATTTGGAGAATAGTTTCTTTAAATTTGTTATTTTTGTTTCTTTGAGTAGGTAATGTTTTCTTAATAGTTGTTAATTTTTTTCCTAAATTAATTAGCATTTGAATTACTTGTTTATCAGTCCATTCTGTTTGTCCTTCATAATCATCAATCCATCTACTTGGTTTTAATTCTCTTGAAGTAATTGTAATATAATATCTTACTTCATTTGTTTTTTTCGTATATTCATCTTTCTTTTGTTCATATTTATCTAGTCCTGTATCTTCTGCTAGTTTTTCATATTTTTTTTCTTTTTTCTCAAATTTTGCTAATAATTCATGGTATTCATCTTGTTGTTCAGCATCTACATAACCACCACTTTGTATGTTCTCATTTAATGCGTTATGTTCTTTAATTGTTAAAATTTTAGGAGCGTGTTTATTTGTTTTTGCTGCTGTACCAACAGGTTGTCTATTTACAGCACAACGTTTAGCATATAAATTTCGATTTAAATCAACCTTTGTATTACAATAAGGGCATTGAGTAGTTGTATGTTTAATTTTAGCACCACAATTTGGACATTTAGTTGTAATATCAAATGCTTGTTTTAAACGTTTTAAGTAAGTATAACCAGTAATTTTATGAATTGTTTTTTCTTCTTCCTCCATAATACTATCATATTCATTATCTAATCGGTCATAAATTTTTCTAAAATATTTAACTATTTCATAATTGTAATCTTTCTTTGAAAGTTTCTCTCTATATAAAATATGATAAATCAGATATACTAATTTTTGAGAAAAATCTGATAAATATTCCCATTGATCAAAACTTTTAAATCCCATAATACACCATTGATATGCTTCATCAAGAGCATCATAACATTTATTTTTAACACAACGTTTAAAATGAGATTTACTTAATTGATATAAAATACCAGCACTCTTTAATTTTTTACCATAAATTTTTTCTTTTGTTAAATCCCAATTATTATAAGTAATAACAGCTTGTGAAGATGTCATATGGAAATGTTTTTGTAATGCTTCAATTAATTCATCTTTTTCATAAGATTTTAATTCATCTCTATCATCACCATCATCTGCTTCTTGTAAAATTGCTTCAATCTTTTCAGAAATAAAATTATGTAATAAAATATCTTTCTTAGATTTTGCTTCATAATTTCGTTGATGTTCTAATCTTAAAAATCTGAAATTCATAATATTTCCTTTTGTTGAATTATCTAATTCAATATATGGATATAACATACGAATTAAAGTTTTATTTCTAATATCATCATAACTGATAACTCTATTAATTACAATAGAACTATTTATTGAATGAATATCTACATTTGTTTTTGGATCATCCCAATTTTCTATATCTATACTAGCTGTCTTAATTTTTCTATTATCAGGAGAAATACCTAAATTACCAATATTATAAGAATTCAGTTTATTAATAAAATTATTAACTCCTTTTATAATTTCTTTCATTTGAGTTTTATCAATATAAATACGAGCCTCTCTTGATAAATTAATAGTAAACCAAACACTTTTATGCGAATATAATTGAACTTGCATATAAATATCTTTATTAACAACTTCACCATCAACATCTTTTATTGTTTTTGGAATACGAATTCTAAATTGTATAACATCAGGCATTTCAATATTCCATTTCAATTTTCTATGAATTCCCTTTTTTTGAATGGTTTTAGTCATCTTTTGAAGTAATTTAGATTCTTTTGGTAAATAAGTTACTAAATATGGAACTGTTTTATTTGGTTTAAATAAATGCATAACATTAGTTAAATTCAAATAATTTGGTTTATTCACTGTATCTAAAGGTCTATTAATTTCAAACCAAATTTTATGAGTATATTGTTCTAATCCTAATTGTTTCTTAAAAGAAGATGGAATTTCAATTTCTTTAAATTGATCAATAATTTTATCATAATTTTGAATAGAAAATTTCCAATTACTTATTTTTTCATATAAATAATATGTATCTTTTTTATTATACTGATATTCATAATTTTCAAAATTGATATATGGCCAATAAATTTTACTAAAAACTTTTAAATCTTTACTTAAATTATCTTTTATTATACTTAGTTTTTTTTTTACACTTCTAAAGTTATCATTATTTGTTAAAAAATTATAATATAAATAATAATCAGGAAAATATGCCATATTAATTTCAAATGAACTAGAATTTTCATTAATTAAATTATAAAATAATGTATTAAAATCAATCCTATTTTTATCAACTAATGATTCATTTTGATAAATTGATGATAATAATTCATATCTTTTTTTTTTTAAATCTAATAATTTTTTTTTTATAATATTTTCTTTACCATCACCTAATTTTAAATCAAAATCATTAATTGCTTTATTATATTTTCTTAATAAAGCAGATTCATTTTGTTCTTTATTTTGTAGTGTTCTTAAAATATTAGAAGTATATTTTCCAAGATCATTATTTCTTCTACTACTTAAACTTTGTATCTGATAATTAAAATTTTTATAAATATCTTTTAAATTAGATAATGAATTATCATTTAAGAATTTAAATATATTAACATAATCATATTCTAATTCTTTATTATCAATATTTTGTTTTAAATTTTCACAATTATATGGATCATCCATATTTTGTTTATGACAAATAGAATGTCCATAAAATGTATTATCTTTCCATAAATAAAGAAATTCAGGGACAGGAAGACATTGTTCAATGTGTAAAATATCATTTGATAATTTAGATAAATTTACTCCATGACGATATTCATATTTTTTTTTACAAGTTGCACAATATATTATTTGTGTATCATTTGTTGTTGTTTCCATAAAATCATCATCATCATCAAATAAATCATCTTCAAAATCTATATCATAGTTATTATCATTTGTTTGAGTTATAATTTTATTACCCTTATGATTGAAACAATAGATACAAGTTTTTCTCTTTTGTTCAGTATTTTTACTATCATTTTCATATTCTATATTTTTTAATAATTCATAACATATCTTTTGTTTTATAATATCCAGTGTATCACTTTGGTATACTTTAATTGTAAACGAATTAACTTTTTTTGATTTAATTGATATATCATCATTTATAATTTCTGTATTTCCAACTATACCTATTAAATTTACTGTTAATGAAAATATTCTTTCTTGTAATACCATCTAAATTATATACATATAATTTAGATATTATTAGTTTCAATATTATTTAGATTAATATTTAGAGAGTATGAGATAAAATTTTATTATCAAAACCTTCTAATTCAAATTCATTATTTTCATTACAACCTGTATTAATTGTGCCAATTTGTTCAGTTAAATTTGGTCTCATATTGGTTGTTGGATTCATTTTAAAATTTACTAATTCCATAATTCTATTAAAATTACCATCAGATTCAAGCATTTTATTTGATGGTTTGAAATATTGATCCATATTACTAGATTGTTGTTGAGAAATTGTTTGTTTCTTGTTTGGTCTTATATCTTTAATTAAATCTTCAATACTTTCTTTAGATATTTCTACTGCTGGTTCATTATTTGGGTGTTCTTCGTACATTTCTGGTTCGGGAATATCTGCTGGTTCTATATTATTTTCATAATATTCAGATTCTGGTTGATTATAATATTGTTCAAAATCATTTGGTTCATAAGTTTCTTGTGGAGGATATTCTTGATATTTTTTATTTTTATTAACTCTTTTCTTAGCATTTTGTAAAATTTGAATTGAATTATTCAATACTTGTAATTTATCTTCATTGGATTTACTTTTTCCAGCAAAAATTGTAGAAAGTAATAAAATTGCTACAATTATCAATAAAATAATGTGTTTGTTGTCTTCAATTATCTCGAACATTTTTATTATTTATTATATAAGATAAAAATATGATAAAACGCACTTATATATAAATTTATTAAAATAATATTTCCTAAATATGATTTCTCATACATATAAATTTACCCCATCTTAATATTGGAGGCATTATTAAACTATATGGATCAAAATCTCTTGGTATTGTATTTCTTCCGATAAAATTATCATTAAAATTATAATAATGAATATAATTTTTTAATGGATTATTAGAACAGATATAATAGATATTTTTATATATATCAAGACCACACATACATAAATCACTATCATTTTCAATAAATGACTCTGATAATAGATTATTTGTTACACTCATTATAATAATATGCCAGTTAAGTAGAAATAAAATAATAAAGGTAATATTTTCAAATAAAGAAAACATAGTATTTAATATTCGTATTAATAATTGATTAGAATAAATCTAAAAGCAATTTTAATTTTTATAGAATATCCATAGCAATTGTACAAAATCGAATTATATTTAGATTTTGATCTCCACCAATACTTGTTATATAATCAATATTCGCTAAATTTTTTATTAATTGTTTCTTATTAGATTCACTTATGGTTTCATTATTTAAGATATTAATGTATAATTGTTCTAAAATTTCTTTTGAAGAATATCCTTCATAAAATATTTCTGAAACATTATCTCTCATTTTATCAAAATCTTTTTCTTTTATACTATTCAACAAATTTTCAATTAATATTTCATCTATTGTTCCTATTAAATAATTTAAATCAAATTTTAATGTTTGTTTATTATCATTACTTAATGATAAGATTTCAAATAAATTAACTGCTTTTCGTAAATCACCATTTGATATATTACTGATTTTTTTGATTAATTCTTTTTTATTATTACTTAAATTTTCACATTCAGCAATATAATTTAATCTGTTTGATATCTCATTTTCTGGAATTGGTTTAAATAAAAATTTTACACATCTTGATACAATTGGATTTGATATTCTATTTATTGAATTACAAATAAAACAAAATCGTGTAGTTTTTGAATAAGTTTCCATGATTCTTCTTAATGCAGATTGTGCTTCAAAACTCATTGAATCTACTTCATCTAAAACAACAATTTTAAAACAACCTTCATTTAAATAAACACTTTGTTTAGCAAAATTTTTTATTTCTTGTCTTACTACACCAATCCCCCGTTGTTCTGATGCTGATAAAAATAAAACATTTTGTTTAAATGTATTACTACTAAAAATTGTATTTGTTATTATTTTTATTAATGTACTCTTTCCAACTCCATTTGGTCCATAAAATATTAAATGTGGTAAATTTTCTAAACTGTTTTTTATAATATTTATAATTGTTGTATGAAATGTCATATCATCAAATTTATTAGGCTTATATTTAATTACCCATGGTATCGCTTTAGTTCTTTCCATTATGGAATATGTATTAATAAATATATATCAATATATAATCCATTACTTAATTATAATTTAAAAATCAAATGTATTATTTAGAGTTTTTTTAAAAACAATTTTCATATAAAATTTATCTTTGTCCTTAGCCTTCATTTTATTAAAATTTATTAATTTCGCACCTATTTTTTCAGATACTTTTTGAAGGAGTTCAAACGACTTTTTTAAATCATTTTCCAATAATCCAACAATTTCTCCATTATCTGCTACACCTATATAATATATAACATACCCAGAACCTTGATATAAACGATATAACATTTGTGTTCCAAGTTTATTAATTTTATGGTCAGTGTTAATTAATAATTCTTTTTTATATTCAATATTGCCGAATTCCACCTCAGGACTAAGTTTATAACTCATGAACTCTATATTCATTATATTAGTTTTAAAAACCTTAAAGAGGTTTCAATTTTTTTTTAGTATTTTATCAATAAGTTTTTTATCCTTATCATTTAAATAAATTAAATCATCTTTTTGATAATATTTTATAAAATTACTTAATTCATCATATCCGCCAATAAAAATTTTATTATAAAAAATAATTGGAATATATTTATATTCATCTATAATTATATTTAAAATATCTGATTCTTTCTTTCTCATATAAGAAAATTTAATTTTATTTTTTTTTAATAAATTTTTTGCTTTTAGACAATATTCACAAGTATCATTTCCCAATATAATAAAATTTTCCTTATTTTTAAATAATTCAAAATTTTCTAAATCTTTTTTTAAAATATAATAGTTATTTTTTGATAAACGTTTCTTATTAATTTTTATATGATTATCTTCTATATTTAATTCTTTTATGAGATAATATGAATATTTATATGTTCCATTCTTATTATATCGTCTTGCTTTAAATAATGATTTAATTGTCATTATATATATATATAATAGAAAGTAAGTATAAAATTTTAAAAATAAATATTATACATAATATATAAATTACACAATGGGATCTGATAATTTTGAAAAATTAAGAAAATGGATAACTAGACATGGCGGTTATGTTTACCCACATCTAAAAGTTGTATCATCAAAAATTGGAGATACAATTCAACATAGTGTTTACGCTACAAATACAATTCCTGAAAAAACAGAAATACTAAGAGTTCCTAAAATTTGTAAATTTGGTGGGGATTTAATTTATGAAATTCCAGATATTGAACAATGGATTAATATAGATTGCAATAATTTTATTAAAAATAATTTTTATTTTAAAATTGTAATTGCTTTAATTTATCATAAAAGTATTGGTAAAAAATCATTCTATTATCCATATATTAAAAATTTGCCAAGAAGTATTGACTTTAAAGAACACCCTATTTACAATTATTCGGAAGATATGCTTGAAGAATGGTTTAAATGTTCACCTACATTCACAGAAGAATTTCAAAAATTAATGGTTAAATTCACGAAATTAAATGGTTTTATCAAAGAAGCTATGGGAACATATCCTATAATCGATTTATCTAAATTTGGTGATAGTCCTAATGTTTTAGAATCATTAATTAAATGGGCTTTCGTAATATTTTTAACTAGAGCATGGCAAGAACACGGCTGTATTCCTTTTGCAGATTTATTTAATCATCAATCTACTAGTTTAACTACATTTCATCATCATGATGATAGTCAAAGAGAAGGTATGTCTGCAATAACTGTAAGATCTGTTTATGAACAAGGTGATGAAATATATAATCATTATGGTCAATATGATAATAAATCATTATATATGACTTATGGTTTTTGGACTAATGAACCAATTAAGTATATGAAATTTAAAGTTAATTTCAATCCTACAACTCCACTCTCCGCTTATGTTGAACAAGTTTTAAAAAAGGAAAATATACCAAAAGATAAAATATTATTAACATCTAGAGCACCATCTGGTCTTTTGATTAAATATTTAAGAATAACTAGTATTTCGGATGTAGATATTTTAAGAGTAAGTGGTAAAACAAATATTGGTGATAAACCAATTTCAGCAACTAATGAAATCATTGCTTATAAAAATTTATTAAAATTAATTAATGGATTAAGAATTAAAGAATATTCTACTGAACGTTTTAATGATTGTACAATGTTAAGTCAAACTAGTGATAATATTATTACTAAAAATTTAACTAAAATTATTATTTCTGAATATGAAGTTGTTAAAAATTGTGTAATTTGGGTTCATGCGAACTGGATCGCAAAATTAGAAACACCTATGCTTAATGATATTATTAATTTTATTACTACGATCGATATTGCATAATTTTATTTTAAATTTAAATTTATATTATAATTATATAATATAGTCATAATATAAGATGGCAAAAGATAAGATGAAAAAGAAGAAAAAGTCTTCACGTGTTGAAGAATATATGGATAATTTAAGAAAAAACAGTGTCACATCTAAATTTTCTCTTGATGAATTGTTTGAGGAGTTAGAAAAAAGTAAGAGTATAAGATCTAAATTTTCTTCAGAAGAAATTGAAAGTGAAATTCATCTACACCTCGGTAAATTACTAGATGATTTTATAGAAAAATATAATATTGATTATAATACAACATCTTTTTTCAATTTTCGTAACCACTGGTTGACGAAAATGCAAGAATATATGAACGTAGAACCGCAAGAAATAATGACTAATGTAGAGTTACGAGTTACTATAAAAGAACTTATTGAAATTGGTAAGGATTTGATGTATTTAAAAAGAGAAATTGATGATGTTGTAAAGATATATAAATCTAAAAAAGAAGATATGACATTTGAAAAATATTCAGAAATGTATTACAATGTCAAACCATATCAACAATTGTATAAAACATTCCATCCTTCTTATGAAAATGTAATTAAACATTATCAAGAAGTTTCTAATCTAGATGAATATACAGAAAGTATAACACATAATATAATGGAATCTCAAGACTGGCTTGTGAAACATCAAAAATACATTCAAAAAACAAAAAGTCAAATAAAAACTGATGGAATAGATCTTAAGTTAAAGTTAGAAACAAAAATCCACACGTTTTTTGAGAGAACGCAAATTATAGCTAGTTCTTTTTATTTTTATAATAAAACAACAAACCAAATAACTAAAAAAGATGACTCAAATGCTATTAGAGGATATGATACGAAAACTTATCTAGATATATTAGCAAAAATAGTAAAACAACCAGTAAGGTATGATCTTAATAAAAGTGATCTTACTATAATAAAATCATCAGCAGAACGATTAGAAGATTTTTTTAATTATAAAGCAAATGTATATCAATTTTATCCAGATATTATTCAAAAAGATTTTTATGAAAAAATTTATAAGAAAAAAGAATTTTATATGAATCGTCAAATACCAATTGATATAAGTAAAACTGATGATATTCAACAAGATTTATGCCCAAGTGAGAATACAAATTTCAAGTTACAAACACATCAAAAATTTATGAAAAATTATTTATCAGTGAATACTCCATATAATGGATTATTAATATTCCATGGTACAGGTTCTGGAAAAACATGTTCATCAATCACAATTGCAGAATCCTATAAAAATTTAATAGCATTGAGTAGTAAAAAAATATTAGTTATATTAGCAAAATCAGTTAAAAGCAATTTTATTAAAGAAATTCATGATATTACTAGAGGTTATAATCAATGTACAAGTTCAGATTATTTAAATTATGATTTTTTTACAAATGATGATAAAAAGCAAAAGAATGTTTTATCATTAATAGATAAATTTTATGAATTAATTACATTTGGTTCATTTAGAAATTCTATTGTAAAAAAATTAACAAAATCTGGTGTAAAATATGATGTTAATAAAAATTTACCAGATGATTTAGTTAATTGGATTGATTTAATGTTTTCTGATAAAGTTATTGTTGTTGATGAAGTTCATAATTTAAAGAAATATAAAGATGACCATGGTCAAGATTTAGATGCTGAATTATTAGATATAGATGAAATTATAGATGATGATGAAATGGATAGTACAGATGATTTAGATATTACTAATATTAATGATACTGAAACAGATATTGATACTTCTTATTTTAAACCATATCATGCTTTAGAACTAATTTTAAAATACGCCCAAAATGTTAAATTAGTTTTATTAAGTGCTACGCCAATGTATCATACCCCAATTGAAATTGTCTCAATTCTAAATTTATTACTTCTAAATGATAAATATAAAAGAATTGATCCTAAAAATGTATTTAATGGTTTAGAATTAACAGATAAAGGATCAGATATTATACGTATTAGTTCTCAAGGATATATTTCGTATTTAAGAACAGAAAGTCCATTTACATTTGCTAAAAGAAATTATAAAGAATCGATTCCAATTCATGAGTATGTTAATAATAAATTAAAAACAGTTATGAAAATGTATGATTTAAAAAGAAATATACTAAATAATGATTATATGGATCCAATTAAAATTGTTTTGTGTCCAATGAGTACTTTACATCAAAATTTTTATACAACAAATTTAAGAAATCAAATTTCTCTAAGTAAAATAATTGAATATGGTAATATTGCAAAAGAGAATCCAGATAATATTCCTGATAATCAATTAAAATTAACAGGTTCATCTGGATTATTAGATAAAGAAAATAGTATTTCTTCAAAAATTGGTGCATTAATTTCAAACATATTAAGTAATGTAAGTAATGGTACAATTTTTTCATACAGTTGGTATGTTGGTAGTGGTACATCAATAATAGCAAGAGCACTTTTAGAAAATGGTGTTGAAATGGCGATGTATAGTAAAAGTGAAAGAAAAATTAGTTCAGCAGATCAAAAATATATTAAACATATTTTAGGGGGAAAAAGAACTTATAGACAACCAGATTCATCTCAAATTTTAGGATATGATGGTAAAACAAGAGAACAATGGAAAAAAGAAGGTAGGATCTTAGATTTTAAACCAATGAGATTTGCTTATATTATTGGTAAAATAGAAGAATATGAAAGAGATAATTTAATTAATTCTTTTAATAAGGATATTAATAAGGATGGTTCTGTTCTTAAAATAATGGTTGGTTCTGGTGTTTTTAAAGAAGGTATCAGTTTAAAAAATGTTCGTCAAGTTCATTTACTCGAACCATGGCATAATCGTTCTCGTATTGAACAAGTTATTGGTAGAGCATTAAGACATTGTTCTCATAAAAAATTACCACCTAAAGATAGACAAGTAGATATCTATCAATATGCAATTATATATAGAAATTTTGATAGTTTAGATATAACAAGAAAATTTTTAAAAGAAAAAATAAAACAATTCCAACAACCAATAATAAAAACCCCCAAAATTATAACAGGTGAATTTGCGAAATCTGGTATTTTTAGTTACGATATTATTATGTATATGAGATCTCAAATTTTACATAATTTAGTATTAGATGTAAAACATATTTTACAAGAAACTGCGATTGATTGTTCATTTAATAGAGAAATTAATATAAATACTTTAAAAAAAGAAGAACAGTATGAATGTTTTAAATCACTTAGTGATGAAATAGATGAAGAAACTGGTTTACCAAAAATTGAATGGATGGAAGAAAATGATTACAAGATAGATGAAGAACAATTAGATTATAGTACATTTGATGAATTTTTTTATGAACCATATATTGTATTTGTAATAAATGTACTAAAAAAAATATTTGAAATGGATAGAACTACTTATACCTTAACATTTTCAGAAATTCTAAATAATCCAATATTTGATGATCAAATTTATTTTGAAAAAAATAATTTTATTCTTCGTTCAGCATTATATAGATTAATTCCAAAACATAATATTGATCTTAAAACATTTCCACATATTATTGGAAAAAGAGTTGGAAGAAATCGTATTTATGGATATATTTTTGGTAGAGAAACAGAAGATGATGGATTATTTATTTTCCAACCATTCGAAGATCAAAGTAATATAAGAGATGGTAATAAAATAATTAAGCGTTCAGATTTTGAACGTACTCCAATGTATGAAAAAACAGAATTTGAAAGTTTATCTGCTATTGAGATGCCATTTATTAATGTTAGTACAACTCTTCGTAATAAATTTGAGGAAATTACTAAATCTAAAAAGAAAAAATCGAAAGATTCATCTAATGTAGATACAAAAACAAAGAAAATATTAAATGCGAATGAATTAATAAAAGAACGTGATATTTCTTTAAGTGATTCTAAAGAAGCAGATAAAAATGCTCCATTAATTGGTTTAATTTTAGATATAACAAATTTACCAAAAATGTCTATGAATAATCTTTGGGGTGAGAAAGGTATTCATTTATGGTTAAGAGAAAAAGTTATGATATGTAAAAAGGGAAAAAGAAGTAGTATTGGTCAATTGGCAACATCATTTAGTGTCACAAATTTCCAATGTATGTTTAATGATTATATTTTTAAGTATAAGATTGATTCAAAAGAGATTAGTAAAATGATGAAGAAAACAAATAATAAGAGAGCAATAATTTTTGCACAAGATATGGATTTATATCCAAATATTGAAGCGTGGTTTGTAGATAGATCTATCAAAAATAATAGAAGTAAAGCAGCACCAGCAATCAAAAAATTAGATTACGCAAATATTATTTACATTATTTTCAAATATTTTGAAGAAAAACAGGTTGGTAAAAGTATTTGGATTAGAAGATTATACCAAATATAGATTATAGAAAAAAATAGAATATAAAAATGAAGAACATATATATTATTAAGAATAAAGTTTATTATATATAATAATATATCATGACAAAACTAAAATTTAATAATCTAGTTTCACTATTACGAGAAAATTATTCAGGAAATAAATCGTATTATGAATCCCTTTTTTCTATATTATATTTTACAGATGAAGATTTTGTCTTAGAAGATTTTTTAAAAAGAAGAACAAAGTTTCGTAAAGAAAAAAACTTATCTCAATTAAAACAACCTGTAATTAATCATGATAACTATGTTTATACTATGAATGTATTTAAAAACATTTTTGGAAAAGAGTTTATAAAAAGTAAACCACTTTCATTTTTAGATGCTTTCATAGTTTGTTGTGGTGATAAAACAACAACATCTTCAAGAGATGTAAAAAAAATTTTACGTAAAAAATTATTAACAGATTTTGATACAAAGGAATTATATAAAAAATATGAATGTCGTTTTCGTTCTGGTTTTACAAAAAAGAAAATGAGAACTTTTTTTGAAAATTATAATAAACCTTTAGAACATGATGATGATCCACTTTTAATTCGTTTTTTATGTGATTATTTTAATATGAATATTTGTATAATTTTACCTGAAGAAAAGGATATTTTATTTAATTCTCCAAGAGATAAATTTTCGATTTATTCTCCAACGATGATTCTAGAAAAATTTAAAGATAAAGAGTATCAGTATTTAATTATGAGTAATAAAGAAACAATTTTTACTTCATCTAGTAGTTTTATTTATAAATTATTGAATTATAAAATTATGAAAGATTATCTAAAATATGTTGAAAATAATGAAATATATGTTAAAAAGGTACAAAAAAAGTCTGTTAATTCTCATTTTATTGAAGAAAAGCAAAAAATTGAGAATGCTAAAAGTAATAAAACTATTAAAGAAGTAATAACTGTTCAAAAAGAAAAGTATAACAAAACAACATTAAATAAATTAAAATTAAAGGAATTACAAGAAATTGCTTTAAAATATAATATTAATATACAAAAATTAAAAGTAGGTAAAAATAAAGGATTTAAGAATAAAACAAAAAAAGAATTAATATCTGAAATTGTTAATCAATAAATCCAATATAAAATTGATTTTTTTTATATATAATTAAATTATATAATATAATATGAATTTTATCGATACGTTAAAAAAATATTTAAATGATATTATTACTGAAACGCAAAATAATGCGAATGAAGAACCTGAATTAGAGGTTCGTTTTGGTACTTATATTAACAGTAGATTTCATCCTGAATTTAAAAAGGCAATTTTATCAAATTTAATAAAAGAAACTGATTCTGAAAAGACCTGTACTTTTATAATTGATACAATTTATTCATCATTTGATGGTTTAAAAGATAATGGTAATAAGATTAATAAGAGAGAAATATTCACAAATAATACAATTAATGAAAAATTAATGAATGATGTTTTTAGTAAATTAATAAATTTTACAGATAGAGATTTTATGCAATTATCACAAGAATTACGTTCAAAATATAAAGGAAAGAAATCTTATTTATCAAAGAATAAAAAAATTATTAATGATGAAGAAAATAATTTACGTTTAACATATGCTATTGAAAAAACACATTCATTAACTAATTTGCTTAAGAAATATGGTAAGACTAGTTCTGCTACTGCTCATTTTGCGAAACAATTGAAAAATATTGATATGGAAAGAGTTAAATTTCGTTGTTCTTGGAAAGATGGTAACTATTGGAGAATTGATTCAACATTAGTATTAACTATTAATCATAATAGAGGAACAAGTGATGTTGTATGTGAAATGGAAGTTGAATATGATAATGATAATAATGAAGTTGAAATAGAAGATATTACAAATGAACTAACTAAATTAGTTACTAATATGAAAGAACAGATTAATAATACAGATTTAGAAATATCTATTGACGAAGAAATTAGAGGAAATATTTCTAATCAAGTTGTTACACTTGAAAGAGAAAAACTTCCATATTTAACTAGTTCTGAATATACAGTTACAGATAAAGCAGATGGTGTACGATTTTTCCTTCATATTAATGATAATGGACAAGTTTACTTAATAAATCCAAAAACATATGAAACAAAGTTAATTTTTGAAAAATCAAATTTAAAACTTAAGAATTGTGTAATGGATGGCGAATTTTTAGAAGAACTAAAATCATTTCTATGTTTTGATACAATTTATTATAATGGAAATGACATTCGTGGAGAAAATTTAAAGAAAAGGTTAGACTATGGAAAGAAAATTATTAAAAGTTTACCAAAATTAAAAGATTTAATTATCGTAATGAAGAAATTTTATTTTAATAATATTTATGAAGAAGCAAAAAGAATTTGGATTAATAGAAAAGATATATTTGAATATGAATTAGATGGTTTAATTTTCACACCTGTTAATGCTACTTATGAAAGTAGTCTTCCTACTTTAAAATGGAAAGATAAAGTTTCAATTGATGTTCGTACCTTTTATCAAAGTAGATGGAATTTCACTGAATTTCATGCTCATGGATGGAAAAGCAAAAAAGGTAATAATAATGTTTGGAAAAGACATCACGGTGAACCTTTATATAAAAGTTGGATTAAACTTAATAATCCAGAGTATATTGAAATGGGATTACTTAATCAACGAGGATTACTTGGTATGATTGGTAAAACAAGAACTGTTAATGATATGGAAGATATTGTTGAATATGAATTTGATATTGAATCTGGAGAATGGAAATTTCTTAGAAAAAGACCTGATAAAGATAGACCAAATGCTCGTAGAACAATTGAAAGTGCTTTAAAAGCGATTGCTGAAAATATAACAATTGATGAAATTGGTGAATTAATATATGAACCATCAATTTATTCTTCATTAGAAAATGAAAATGTTATTGATCCAATTGGTCTTCAATATGATTCGATTACAGGTAAAGGAACCAATGAAAAACGTATGAATTGGAGATTTTTTCAAAATGATGTAAAAAGAAATTTATTTAGTAGTGCTTCTAGTAAAATTCGAAGAAAGAGAAAATATCTTATGGATATTGGTTGTGGAAGAGGTGGTGATTTAAATAAATGGTTAGAATCTGGTTATACAGATATTCTTTGTTTTGATCCATCTGGACGTGAAATTTATGGAAAACAATATTCTGAAGGTTTAAATGGATTAATTGATCGAATTGAAGGAAAAGGATTTACTTTATCTGATAATGGTTTATATTATGAAGGTGAATATGAAGGAAATAAAATCAAGATTTCTCCAATTTGGGCTGATGGTACTAAAGATTTAGTATCAGGTGAAGCAGGTTATAATACATATGAGAAGGATAAACTAATTCATTTTTTTAAAATGAATAAAAGTTTTGGTGGCTTTGATACGATTAGTATTATGTTTGTTATTCATTATTTATTTGCTACTTATAAAAAAGGAAAAATTGTTTCTGATAAAAAACGTTTCGAAGTATTTATTAATAACGTAATCAGTTTACTTAATCCAAAAAAAGGTATTTTTATTGGTACTTATTTAACAGGAGAAAGAATTATGTCAAAAGTTAAGAATGGATGGTATATTGAACGAGATTCTTCAAATAAACCATTTTATGGTATTGGTATTGAAAAAACACGAAATACAGTAACTGGTGAAGAAGAAACTTATTCTGAATATTGGAAAAAGAAACCTAAAATGATTGATATTAAACAATCAATATGGGGATGGAAAAATACTATTTCAGAACCAATGATATTTGAGAAAAGTTTAGATTTAGTATTCAGACATCATAATTTATTTTCGATTAAAAAAGAAGTTTCTTTTGAAAGTTTTTATGATAATTATGCTAATAAACGAAATAATAGAAATAAACAATTAAGTTTATCTGAAAAAAATATTTCATTTATAAATAATGTTTTTATGTATCAGGTATATCCTGAATTTGGAAAACAAAATTTTAATATGAGAAAAAAATTATAAGAAATAGATTAAATTTTATATATTTTAATAGGGTCAGGGACTTTAAATTATATAATTTAGATAATTTAGATATATAAAATATCAATAACTTGGGTTATTTTGTTGATACTTCTAATTTTCAATTAGCAAAAATATTTAAGATTTTAATAATATAATAATGTAACTAAACACATATGGAACAAAATTCAGACAATGATGATATATATAACGTGGATCTGAACGAAAATAATATGGATTTAAACGATACCATAACAGAAAATATAAAAGAAACAACGACAAATAAGACTAATTATAAAAAAAATAAAAAATATTGTAATAATTGCGGTAAATATGGACATTATTTTAGAGAATGTAAAGATGCAATTACTAGTTATGGAATAATTTGTTTTAAATTAACACCATATCCACTTAACAAAAATCAAAAATTAGAAACAAAACATATTAAATATTTAGCAATTCGACGTAGAAATACACTAAGTTATGTTGAATTTATTAGGGGAAAATACAAATTCGCTGATATTAAATTTATTAAAACATTATTTGAGAGAATGACAATTCAAGAAAGAGAAGATATATTAACTAAAGATTTTGATGAATTATGGAATAAACTTTGGATCAATCATAGATTTAAAAAAACTAATAAACCAGAATTTAATCGTTCAAAAAAAAAATTTTTAGATTTAAGAGCAGGTGTTTCTGTAAATGCCAAGTATATTTCTATTGAATTATTAATGAAAAATACAATATCCAAGTATATTGAACCAGAATGGACTTTTCCAAAAGGTCGGAGAAATTGCTATGAAGATGATTTAAACTGTGCTAAAAGGGAATTTCAAGAAGAAGCGAATTTAACCGAACATGATTATTCAGTCGTTGATACTGAACCTGTACCTGAACGTCATTGTGGAACAAATAATATATGGTATCGAACTATTTATTATTTAGCACTTTGTACAACTGATACAGAGTTACAAATTAATCCTGAAAATCCTGCTCAATCTGGTGAAGTATCTGCAATTGGTTGGTTTTCATTTGAAGAATTATATAATAAATTATTGAGAAATTATCCAGAAGTAGATGATACTAAACGTTGTATTAATGAAATTCACAATAAAATTTTACAAGAATTTAATGAAAATTTATAAATTTATATAACAATAAAATTGAATTTATATATATGTTTTCATAGATTATTATTATAATGCGAACTAATAATATGTACAGTATTTTTAAAGAAAAAGAATTAGAAGAAACAGTAAGAGTTCCTTCTAGTAATTTTGTTAATTATAAAAATTATATAATGGACATTTTAAAAAAATACGAAAAAAAATGTAATAAATTTGGTTATATTGATCAAATTCTTCAGATAAATGATATATCTCAAGGTATTGTTTATGAAAGTGATTTTTCTAGTGACCTTATTTTTAATATAAAATATTTAGCACTTGTATCCAATCCACAAATTGATGATATAATTGAATGTAATGTTTTTCAAGTATCCAATTCAGATATTATAGCAAAAATTGGACCTTTATTAATTATAGTTTTAGTAAATGCTAATCAAAGAAAAAATTTAAAATTAAATGAAGGTGATAAAATTTTAATTAAAGTTATTGCTACTCGGTTAATTCACTGTATGCCAGTGATTAAAGTAGTTGGAATATTTAAAGAAAGAATTATTTCTAATACTAGTGACCAACAATTTATTGATGATTTTGATTTTATCGAACAAGAATAGATATAATAAATGGGACTGGAACTACAATTTTTTAATTGCCTTATATTTCACTTATAATTTAAGTTATCTATTCTAAATAAAATTTAGGAATAATTGAATTATTTAATGATGAATCATCAAATGATAATTTTTTATTGATTTCGTTTATTACTAAAATAAAATCAGCATCAAAATTATGATTGATATGAAGTTTTCTTAAAATATTTAATTTACATTTACTAATGTACATCGCATCAGCACAATTAATACTATTATTATAGTCATGAAAAAACACTTTCTGTGCCTCATATCTCATATTTGGATAATTAAATTTATTAAAAATTGTTAATGCTTTAACAATTATATTTTGTTCTAAACCTAGTTTTTCTAAATATTCTCTTAAATCAGTTTTTTGATTATATAATGAACCTAGTATATCTTTATATTCTGGTAAAACTTGAATAATACCTTCAAATGGTGTAGTATATAGAATTTTATGAAATGGTGTAAAAAATTCTTTCGTATTATTTGTACTACAATAATTATATTCATTTTTAAAAGAATTTAAGTCATAATTTGGTTCTTGATCTAAAAACTTTTTGATATTTTGAATTAATGGAGCATTATGTTTTCCATAAGTCCAAAAGTTCATTAACGGATTTTTAATACTATTATATGAATAGAATACCCACATTAAACCATTTAAATATTTTTCAATACATTGATCTAATTGATAACGATTATTTACATTTAATTTATGTTTATAATAAATATTCTTTGATCTTTCAAATTCTTTCCCGAAATGCAGTTTAGAAGAAAAATAATAATATGGCAAAGTATATTTTGATACACTTTTTAATCCATCAATAAATCCTAATTTATCAGTTATATTTTCATTCTTTTTTAATTTTTTTGTCCAATCTACATATGAACAACTTTTCATTTTAATAAAAGATTTTTTCACTAATTCATATTTATGTAAAACATTTGTATTATTATATTCTGGTTCTAGAATATCATTTCTTTTTAAAACTAAAGTTCTTAATCTAGGCATTTGTCTATACCAAACAAAATACTCTTTAAAAAACTTTAAACTATAAATTAAATCACTATCATCTTTTTTTATTTCTTCTTCTAAAATAATTGATTCATTTTCAGAAGTAATTAAACGACGATTTGGTCGCTGAAAAATCAAATCTTTGTATAAAATATCAATATATTTTGAATGTGAATTTTCTAGAACTTTTAATTGTTGATTAACTTCTTCTACTTGAATATTCTTTCTTTGAAAAATATTTTTAATCAAATTGTAACAAACAATTGATTTATTCAATATAATCATCCAATATTCATCGTATTTACCTAAGTTATCATGTAACCCTTTTTTATCCCATTTTCTAAAATTTTCAAAATTTTCATTAAGACTTGTTTCTACCATCGCATTATTTTCATAAATTGAAAGATATCTTATTAATTCTCGAAACATTTTATTATTAATTGTTAAATTAATAGCATCAGTTAAATATTCATTATCTTCTAAAATATGAACATAACAATTTAAAATATGATCAAAATGCATTGAAGCATGATAAGATGATATTCGTGGAACAAAATCATCACCAAATAAACTGAATACAAAAACAATATCATTCACATATCTTTGTAAAAATTCTAATTTCATTTCAATTGGATTATCTGTCATATTTTGTAATTTATTAAATAATAAAGCCTTAAATTTTTTTATATCAATTGACCAATATTTGAATTTCTTATTTGAATCACTATGTCTATAAAGAATTATATTATTAATATAATCCAAAGGAATTAGTGATGATAATAATATTAAATCCGCATCAGGACTATAAATTGATATTGTATCACCCTGATCTAATAATTTTTCAGCAATCGCATGTTTAATATAGTTCAGTAGTTTAATTTCACCTTCTCCAACTTCTCTAAAATCAGATAATATGACTTTAGAGTATAAATTTTTATTAAAATCTTTTAAAACAATATTCTGTAAAAATGTTTTATTCTTTAAAAATTTACTTAAATCACCCATGAACCTTGTTCCTGGTTGAATATGATATTTTGTCCATTGAAATTTAGTTTTTTCATATAAATATGGATTATAATCTTTATACATTGTATTCATTTCATATTTATATTTATTTAAAATCAAATCATTCATACTATGTACAAATGAACTTGAATAACTTCTTGAAATTTGCTCTATCAATTTTCCTTTAGATGGAGTTCCATCAATTGATATATAGATCATTTTAATGACATCACTATCAATAAATGTATCCTTTAATAAATCATTAATTGATTCACCTATTACATAAATTACTAATTGAGACAATAAATCTTCTTTATTATAATTATTTGTAAATTTAGAGAGACGATTAATTAAAATATTTTTCTTAATCTTTTCAAAATTTGGTCTAGATTCGTATTGTAAAACTTCTAAATATTCTTTATTCAATTCTTCTATAAGTAAAAAACTAATTGTATGTATTATAGCATTAAAATCTAAAAATAAACCTGTTATTTTCTTTCCTTTATGGATTCTACCACGCCGTTCTGATACACATTTACCAAAGTATTTATTATGCCTAATTGTTGAAAAAAATGTTTGAATTCCCATTTTGTCACTATATTATTTATTTATGAATTATTTATTGATATCTTACCTAATTATCAATTTTAATATCATTTATATAAATATAATATTTAACAATTATTTTAGTAAATATTATCTCTATAATATTATATAAAGATTATGAACCTTCAAGTTATCATTATATTTATAATCGCTACAGCAATCCTTCATGTTATTTTACAAAGAATGGAAGAACTTAAAAAAGAAAATGATGAACTCAAAAATGCTAATAATGTCATCCTAGAAGAACCAGAAATGAAACCTAAATCAGTTAAAAAAGCAAAAAAAAATAAAAAAACTGTAACTATCGATTCTATTAAAGAAGCTAGAGATGCAGAACTTCAAGATATTATTCCTGAAAAAAAGGAAGTCAAACCAGAAGAACAAATTAAAGATGATGAATTAAGAGAAGATTTACTTGATTTTATTAAACAATCTAAAAAAGCTAGACTTGTTAACTCTGTTAAACCAGAAAATGAAATACCTGCTGATGATGGACAAGAAACTATGAAACTTGATTATGAAAAATATGAACAAGAACCAGGTTTCTTACATTTTGGTGAAGAAATTGAACGTGAATTAAAAGTTGATGAATATGATCAAAAAACCGCTGATGAAGAAAATGATAACATTACCCTTATTAACGCTGATCCAAATCAAAAACATAACAGAATCGCAGACCAATATGAATCTACCGCAAACAAAGAATTTAGAGCACTTAAAGTTGATACTTGGGTATATAAAAATGAAAAATTAATGAATGGAGGTAAATTTGATGGTGTTGGAGGACATGACCCTAATGGAATTTGCCACTTTGCTGCCCTTGAACTTTAATTTTTTTGTACGATTTTTTTATTATCTTGTTGTCTTGCTTTTCTAACAACATTGCTCCAACCAGAACCAGTTCCACCAATAATTGAAGATTTTTTTATTGGAACCATACCTGATTTTTTTTCTTTTTCTGGTTCGGACTCTCTTATTTCATTTGGCGAAGAAACTTCTGGTAAAGAATTTTGCTCTTGCTCTTGATCTTGATGCTGATTATATGTTGGACGTTGATTGTAACGAGTATTATTATATTGAGGTCTCGTATTTCGGTAATTTGTTCTAAATTCATTTACACTATCTGATAATAGAGGTCCATTTGCTGGTCCTGTAATATCAATTGCTTGTTTTTGATTATTATTTTTTAATTCTGCTAGAGAAAATTCTACATATTCCCCCATTGTTAAAGTTCTATAAGAAGTTCTACGAGGTTTAATTGAAGTATGATGAACAAACACATCATGAGATACATTATTTTCATCTGTATATGTAATAAATCCATAACCTAATTTATTACTAAACCATTTTACAATACCTACTTGTCTCTTTTCAATACTTACACTATTGTCTTGATTATCCAT